GGACGGTGCGGCTATGACGACCGAAGAACAAAATTGGATCGTGCGGTTCGCCGTCAGTGGGTCGGGCTTTGTGCGGCGCCGCGGCCCGCGTGCGTCGGCTTTATTGGAACGGGAGGGGCTGCTAGAACTTGGCGCGATCACCCCCAAGGGCGCGGCCATGATCGCGGAAATGAATAAAGTATTGGGGGACTTCAAACCTAGAGTGTAAAGCGATTTTACAGTTTTCGCTATTGAACACTGCCGTCAGTTAGCCCATATTGTTTGAGTTGGTTGCGCCTCGGACCGTTCAGGGGCAAGGAATATCCGAATGGCCCGCATCGTCGCCACCTTCTCGAACGGCCAAACCCGCGTCATCAAGAACAGCCGCCGCCACTATTCCCACGCTTGGCGTTGGTGGGCTGTTGACGCCGAAGGTAAGATGCACGGCAACGCTGGTTTTTGTCAGGCTTACGCACGCGGCATGAAATCGGCAGCCCAAGATTTTAATTTCCATAATAGCTGGGCGAAGAAAGACCGCCGCACGGAACTTAAAAACTTTGAATTTGAAGTTATTTCAACCGTCATCGGGGGTGCTTAATGAAAACGTGGCGCATTTGTTGTATCGTCGGGGGCGCAAGCGCATTCGCCGCTCTATGGTGGTTCGTGCTGTTCCTTGCGTCCATGCCCGCTGGGTCCATGCAATGAACGACCGTGAAGCCCGTGCATTCTGCTATGGCGCAATGTTCGTGGTGGCCGTCGTGGCATTGGGCCTGTTCAATGATGTGTTGGTGTTCGTTCCCACCCCTTGACGCTACTGACGGAACCGTATAATAACAGACATACCGTTTGCTTGGTTGCACACGGACCGCGCGCCTCGGCGGTTTTCAGGGGCGGGAATTTTTAGATGACCGACGGTATTATAAAGACCGCGCCAGCAACGACCGACGTTGCCGTGTATGACCCGCGCAAGCGCGATTTCTTCCGGGGCTTCGGCCAGCACGTTGGGTCGTGCATATCCTCCGTCGGCAAATTGGATATTTGGATTTTCGGCGACATGGTGGAAATCCACGGGCCGGACGGCACGCGCGTTAAGGCTGAATTTTCGATCAAGCCTTTGCTTGCCGAAGCGGTCAAGCTGATGGAGGGCGCATAAGATGACCGACGGCGAAAAAGCAATGAAGGTCCGCGCCGCTCTAATCGCTACGCTAGAAGCTTTGCCAGATACAGCCCACGGCCCCCGCCACGTTATTCGCGGGATGCGCGACATGCCGTCCGTTGTGCTGGCGGTCTTCTATGATGCGTTGTTGAAAGGGGGTGCGTGATGCCCCATATCGCCTATACCCCCAAACGGTTCAACGCTTCCAGTCAGCGCGTTATTGACCAAGCGAACGTCATCATCAGTGACTATCGCGCGCAAGGCTACACACTCACGCTTCGGCAATTATATTATCAGTTCGTGGCGCGCGATCTTTCGGCCAATACGATGAAGGACTACAAGCGAATCGGGTCCATCATCAACGATGGTCGGCTTGCCGGTCTTATCGACTGGGAAGCGATTGAAGACCGCACGCGCAATCTTGAAAGCCCTTCGACTTGGAACAGCCCCGCCGATATTATTGAAACGTGCGCGAAGACATTCAAATATGATTGGTGGTTGAAGCAACCCGTCAGAATTGAAATATGGGTAGAAAAAGAAGCGTTGGTTGGCGTGATTGAACGCGTCGCCGGTCGCTACCGCGTCCCGTATTTCGCGTGTCGTGGCAACGTCAGTCAATCCGAATTATGGCGTGCTGGCGTTCGTATGAAGGAATACTATGAAGATTTCGGCCAGCCGGTAAAAGTCCTACACCTGGGCGACCATGATCCGTCCGGTATCGACATGACGCGCGATAATATCGCCCGTCTGGAATTGTTTGGTGAGGGTGCCGACATTGAAGTGAAGCGCCTTGCGCTGAACTTTGACCAAGTGAAGCAATACCGCCCGCCGCCCAATCCCGCGAAGATGACCGATAGCCGCGCGGCTGGGTACGTGAAGAAGTTCGGCAATCAATCCTGGGAATTGGACGCCCTTAGTCCGAAGGTGATTGAAGAACTGATACAGGAAGCAATCGCCGACGAAATTGACGGCAAGGCGTGGGCAGCCAGCAAACGGGCGGAAGAAAAAGCCCGCGCCGAACTACAAGACGTGGCCGACAATTGGGAGAATGAATGAAACCCCGCCGCCAGTTGAACCGCTACACCCAACGCGAGCTTGAAGACGTGATTGCGGCGCTAGAAGCATGGACCGGCGAACATCGCGGCAATGCGCTGGCAAAATCCCGTCTTCGACTACGCAAAGAAAAGGACCGTGCGAAATGAAGTGGACCGGCTGGATTATATTTTCCGAACCGAACGCTTCTTGCCCAATAGCCTTGGAATGGAAAAAGCCGTCCCGCGAATTTTGCAAATGCTGGAAGACCAAAGCAATCCCTGTCACGATCACCCCCACCAAACGAAAGAAATCCGCAAAATGACTACCCCTGAAAAACAGAAAACAATCGCCGTTGTCGGTAATTATCGCGGCGTTGAAGTCCGCGTGGAAGGATTTAAAAACCTTCTGTTCGTTGCCACCATCGGAACGCAAAAGTTCAGCGGCCCGTCCTGGGAATCCATCACGACCAAACTTGACCCCGCGATTGGATTTGAAGCACGCGACGTGATTTTAGAAATTCACAACCCCGAAGACCGCAATAACCTCATCATCCAAACAGTTCGTATCGTCGGTCGGGAGAAATCAAATTATGGCTTCAAGTTCGTCACGGACAAGGGTGAGGTACTTCGCAATCGTACGACATATGACCCCGAAGCCCGGTCGTTAATCGAAGAACGCCGCGTTTTGTCCGATGCTTGCAGTAAAATGACAACGGAATACCACGACAAAATTGACGCCATCAACGAAAAACTAAACCCACTTATTGTCTGTGCGGAAAGAGCGGGCGAATAGTGGCCAACCATCCCAACCGCAGCACGACCGCCCAAGCTGAACGTCATCGCTTCGGCGTGCTATTTACCTATCTATTTCCGCAGCTCAATTCCGCTGGATCGTGGCCGGTGTCGCGTATGTGGCGCGATCTTCAAGACCTTGCGCCGACGAATCGCGCGCAATTGCTAGACGACTTGGAGCGCGCATATAATAACAAACGCATCTTAGAAGGGGCCGACCAATGAACACCCATCCAACCTATGGACGCCTTGCCACCTACGCCCGCCGCGCCGGTATCCCCGTTCGTGATCCATTGTACGCCGCCGAATGCCGCGAACGTGCTTGGGATATTGAAGTACGGTCGTCCGACGGTATGATTTCGCGCATTCAGAAATCCAGTATCACACCGCCTAGGGCACGCGTAGACGGCCACGCTGTTGCGACATGGTTTGGCATCCTTTGCCTGGGCGCGATGGCTGTCGGTGCTGCGCTGGCGTTCGGATGACAACCCGGCGCAGCAATCGGCCCAATCTTACCAACATTGCGCGCGGGCAGATTTACGAGTCGATATACAGTGGTGGTCGCAGCCGCCACATGAAACGCCGTCGGTTTATGATCGTGCTGGACCCAGTAAAATTCGCTGGCCGGATATTAGTTGCCACATGCGACAAAAACGGAAAGACTGTCACTGATCCGCGCCAGCGGTTATTATGGCCATCGCGAATCGAAAATTCATATTGTCTTCATAGGGACGTTCGGCACATGACCAACACCAGCATGAAAATTCATAGCGGAGTGCTGAACGTATACACCCCGCGCGATTATCCGAAAGACACACCAGCGGAAGCGGCGGTGCGCATGGCCGGATTTGAAGCCGGTCGCCAGTATGAAGCATCATTGCGCGACGGCGATCCGGCGGTGCTGATCCCGGCAAGCGAGTTCGCGGCGTTGAATCCTTATGACGGTGCGCCGGATTATTGCATATTCTGCGGCGAAGCCGATAACGAACCGCACGCCACAACTTGCCTTTGGATTCGCTGCGGTGGCAAGCCGTGAGATATGTCGCACCCGTCCTTCTTTCCATCGTGGTAATTTTTTCTGTGTGGTGGCAAATTTATCGGTGGCATGATTGCCGCGCGGTTGGCCACACAAAATTATATTGCATTCTGACGGCAGGCAAATGACCTACCGCACCACTCGCGCATTCCGTGCCGGATGATCCTTCGCCCGTATCAGCAAGACATTGACCATGCGATTGACCGCGAATGGGCAGCCGGTAATCGCAACGTGTGCGCCGTAGCCCCGACCGGCGGCGGCAAGACCGTCAACATGGCCGCGAAATTCAAGCAGCACATAGACAACCGGTGGGGCGCATCGGTCGGGATCGCGCACCGGCATGAACTCGTTTCGCAAATGTCCCTATCGCTTGCGCGCAATTTCATCCGGCATCGTGTGATCGGTTCCGACGACGTGGTGCGAAATTGCGTCCGCATCCACATGGACGAACTTGGCCGGTCATTTTACGATAGCAATTCGCTTTGTGCCGTGGCCGGTGTGGATACGCTCGTGCGCCGCGACGAACCTTGGTTTAAGCAAGTCACTCTTTGGCAGACCGACGAAACGCACCATCTGTTGCGCGACAACAAATGGGGCAAAGCCGTTGAACTGTTTCCCAATGCACGCGGCATAGGTTGGACGGCCACGCCTTTACGCGCCGATGGATATGGCCTTGGCCGTCATGCTGATGGTGTCATGGACGCAATGGTTGTCGGCCCATCCATGCGCGAGCTTATCGAAATGGGATACTTGACCGACTACCGATTATTGTGCCCGCCGTCGGCTTTGATCGCCGCCGATATTCCACACGCAGCGAACGGCGACTTCTCCCAACCGGCCTTGCGGAAAGCAACGCATGAGGCCCACATTACCGGCGACATCGTACAGACCTATCTAAAGCACTGTCGCGGGCAACTGGGCGTCACTTTCGCGGTGGACGTGGAACATGCCCAGGAGATTACCCAGGCTTACCGTTCGGCTGGTGTCGCCGCTGAATGCGTCACGGCCAAGACGCCCGACACCCTTCGATTTTCAATCATGCGCCGGTTTCGGTCGCGCGACGTGATGCAGCTAGTGAACGTGGACTTGCTGGGCGAAGGCGTGGACGTGCCAGCAATCGAATGCGTGTCAATGGGCCGCTTGACCGATTCTTATGCCCTGTACGCCCAGCAATTTGGGCGGGCGCTGCGGCTTCTGGACGGCAAGACGCAAGCCACGATCCTAGACCATGTGGGCAACTGGGAACGCCACGGGCTGCCCGACCGCGACCGCGATTGGACCTTGGACCGGCGCGAGCGGCGGGGCGCTTACAACGTCATGGCTGGGCGCGAGCTTTTGCGGGCCTGTATCGGCTGCACACGGGCGTTTGAGCGTTTCCGCGATTGCTGCCCCTTCTGCGGCGAAGCCCTGCCAGAACCACGCGGGCGGTCCGAACCGAAGATGGTGGACGGCGATCTAGTGGAACTAGACCCGGCGACCCTGAAAGCCCTTCGGGGCGAAATCAGCCGGATTGACGGGGTGTGCCGTGTGCCGGAAGGGTTGCGCGGCCCGGCTGCCGGTGCCATCCATAAGCGCCATGTTGAACGCCAGCAAGCCCAGGCACCCTTGCGTAAGTCGATTCAGCTTTGGGCCGGGTATCAACGCGACGCCGGGCTGTCCGACCGGGAAATTCACCGGCTGTTTTTCCTGACGTTCGGAACTGACGTGATGACCGCTCAAACGCTGGGCGCGCGGGAAGCTGGTGAATTAGCTATGGCGGTCGCGGGCGATGTTGCCTTGACCGAAGCTACCGCGTAAACGCTCCATCAATCCAAGTGTGTGCTGACGGACAGAAGGCCCATCTTGCGAGTGGTTTTGCGTGCGTTCCAGCGTTGAGCGGCAACAGCGGGCGTATGCCCCGTCACCATTGGCGAGGCGTCGCAATAATCATCACGGCACAGGATTGCGACCTTCGCCGGACCGCCGCCGTGCCAATTCACCATCCTGGGTGCTGCACCACAGAACGGACACTTTTTTACAAGCCATTTTCTTCCCATTGTCCGCTCCTCAGTAATAGCCGTCGTACCGGGTGAGCATCCGCTTCACCTTCGGATCGTCGGCAAATTCTTGCTTGTGTTCGCCAAGCCAAAGCCCAACGGCTTGGCAATATAGATCGCGAGCAGTCGCCTTGGTCGGGCTCTGCATCAAAGCTTCGCGCTGGCTGTCAAGGTCAACCTGATCCTCCAATTCTGCCAGTGTTTCGAGATACTCGAAATCGGCGCGCGCGGTTTTGTAGAGTGGCATTTCCAGACGCTCCATATCGAACGCTCCCCTAGGAGGTGCCCAACGGGTTTGCCAGCCCGTCGATCACTTCCTTGTTTCCCTTTTCGATATTCTCCGCGACGATGTTCATGGCCGCTTCTGGCGACATGGTGCGCTGATCCTGTAGCGCGATAATTTGTCCGGTCAGGTGGGCCGATAGCGCCAGCAATTCCCACGATGCCAGACTGGCTCCATGTTTTCGCAGGACTTCGATCATGTCGTCACGAAAGGCCCTGTGTGCCGCCGTTGGCTCTATCCTTCTCATGTGCCTGCCCCGATCTGTTTCTTGAAAGCCTCGACAGCAGCAGCCGGGCATTCGTGCGGAAGCTGGTCGTATTCGGTGGGGCGCATCAGGCGGCGAGGATTTGGCCTATCGACGGCCACGAATTGCAGCCGCTCACCGCACACCAAACATTTCTGAAACGGAGGCCGTGATGCCATCGCTAGGCTCCAACCTTTTCGGCGGTGCCGGTCCAGACAAACTCGCCGTCCTCGCCGACCGGGAAATGTGCGCCGCAGTGGCTGCAGAATGTCCCGCTGTAGAAATTAGGCTGGCGGGCATAAGTCTCAGCCAGGGTTTGGCCCATGGTGGTGACGCCGCCGCATTTTGCGTGCGTGTAGGATCGGCGCACCGGTCGGACAAAACCCTTGGCGCGTTCTTCATCGGCCAGCACCACATAATCCTGTTGCTGGCCAGCGCGCGGGCCCCCGGTGATCTTGTCGCGATGCTCAGGATAAATCTGCCTGCCATCGGTCAAAGTCTTGCGCGGTTCATCTGTCATGTGGGGGCTCCTATTTCTCAGTCCGTTGACGTTGAATTTCCGCGCCAGTCTCAGCGCCGAACTTGATCCCATCGCCGTGCCAGACTGCGACGCCAGCACTCACAGCATCCCGCGCTGCTTCATCCCAAACCTCGCGCACTGGACCAGCCGCACGCCCATCAATCAAAAGTTGATAACTAAGATTTTCGCCAGGCATGTGCAGACGCTCCATTCAATTCTTGTCGATTAGCTGATGCGTGGTGGCGGCGAACTGATCGACCGCGCGATGCGCTCACTCTCTATAAAAATATATTCAAGACGCGCGATATAATGCCACCAATGACCGCAGCAACACCCAACGCGACACCCAACCGATAGCTGCTTTTATTCTGTAGGTTTTCTAAAACCACAATGCGGCCTTCCAATGCAGACAAATCTATTTCCGTTGCAGTCCCCTCGATACGGCCAACCATCTTTTTCAAAACTTCCGTGTTCAATTCAACCGAAGTAAGCAAACTAGAATGCCGGTGCGTCCGTTCACCCAATTTGATTAGATCAGATTCGGCGCGCGCCAACCTAGCAAGGATATTCCCCGTTTCCCTTTCGTCCGCCATTTCGGCATTTTAGCACCTTCCAATAGCAGTAGGTAGTCGGGCTTTTCGTGCCCATTCACATCTTACTTTTTATAAACAACCAAGCCCGGCGTTTTGCCGTCCACAACTTCCTGTAGTTGACGATCATTCGCGGGGCGATGAACCCACGAACAAAAATGAAGCCATCGGCTACCAAGCTTCGCGCATAACCATCCGGCAGCTTTTGCGTGCGGCCATGCTTGCGCAAAATTCGTCGTCGGGGCTTTGTGCGTCGCCCTACACCCCGGATAGTCGCACCGGTAAATAATGATCCGCCCGGCTTTGCGATTGGTCATCGGCGCGGCGTCGTCGTTAAATCAACAGTGTCGTCAAACGAAAGCACCACGCCGCACCCTTTGTTCAAACAACGTGCAATCCCGTTTTCTAATTTCCAATGATGCACGGTATACCCGCGCGATTCTTTCATGCGGCCTTTGCATTCATAGTTCGCAGGGTTGCCCGGACGGGTCATCGTTCGCTTGACCTCGGCGGCACGCATGCCGGGCATGGCGCGGTATAAGTGTCGCCGTTCGGATACTGACGTTTAACCCAGCGCCGCCCCTCGCACACCGCGCACGGTTTATCGTCATGGCGGGGAATGCGACGTTCTTCCATCAGTCTGCGTCAAGCACCGGGGGACGTGGCCGGGCGTTGCGTTCCATGCGGTACTTATCCATCGCATCGGCCACGGCTAATGCTTCCATCAATTGCGTGCCGTCCGTCTTGGCGTCGCGGTGCAGATTGACCCAATCGCGAATTAACTTCGGCGCGGCGGGATCGCGGCCTATCAACGTAAATACCGGTTCGTTCGATTCGGCTTTGCCATATCCGTCGAATCGGCCAGGGTTTTCGCGTGTTCCCATTGGGGGCTTGTCATCCTTGAAATTCGCGGGCATATTGCCGTTATTGAACACAACCGTCAAGAGGCGTCCGAATGGTAGGTATTGGTCACAATAGCAAGGTAAAATCTGGCTTCGCCAAGGGGCAATTAAAGTCTTTCATCGCGCGCATTGAACGCCTGGAAGAAGAAAAAGCCGCTTTGACTGCCGACATTCGCGAAGTCTATTCCGAAGCCAAGGGCACCGGCTTTGATACGGTTATTATGCGCGCCGTCGTCCGGTGCCGAAAATTGGACAAATCAGATTTTCAGGAAAAAGAAGCCATGATGGATTTGTACTTAACCGCGATGGATATGCGCTAATGTCCGACCCAGTGAACGATCCCGACCATTATGGCGGCGAAAATAATCCTTACGAAGTCATTAAAGTTCTTTGGGCATGGGGCCTTGGATTCTGCTTGGGAAACGCGGTAAAATATATCGCACGCGCCGGGAAAAAGGATTCAACGAAACGAATTGAAGACCTTAAAAAAGCGCGTTGGTATATTGATGAAGAAATCAAAAACGGATGACCGACGTTCTTGACAAAGGCTTTGTCCGGCTGGTGGATCACATGGGGTCCGACTTGTCGGTGGTGCGCGCCGCCCGCGTATCCTACGACGCGGCGTGGCGGGCCGGTGAAGATGAAGGCAGCGATAGCAAATTGATTCGTTACCTTTGGCGAAACCAGCATACAACGCCCTTTGAAACGGTGACGTTCACCTTTGAAGTGTTTGCGCCTATTTTTACCTTTCGCCAGTGGCTTCGGCACCGGACGCAGACATACAACGAACTGTCCGCACGCTATCGGGAGTTGCCGGAAATTTTCTTTACCCCGCGTCCCGAAGATATTGGGATGCAATCGACAAGCACCAAGCAAGCACGCGAGTTGACCGAACTAGACGACGCCACGCGGCTTTTGCGGGAAGAAGAAATTGTGAAGTACGACGCGCATTGCTCTAACGCCTTCGCGCTGTATCGCGAGTTCTTGGTGTCCGGTTGGCCGCGCGAACTTGCTCGCGCCGTGCTGCCGCTCTGTACCTATAGCCATATGTTCGCGACGGTCGATCTTCTAAATCTATTCAAATTTCTGACGCTGCGGTGCGACAGCCACGCCCAGCGCGAAATTCGAGTGTACGCCGACGCCATGCTTGATTTAATCCGGCCAATCGTGCCGGTGTGCGTGGCCGCGTGGGAACAGAAATGCTAGTTGGATACGTTGTTCAAACCTGTTGTGTCTCTAGCTGCGGCATTTCTTTTGCCGTGCCAGCCGAATGGGACCATGCGAAGCGTAACGATCATTCAACCATGTGGTGCCCAAACGGGCATAAGCAAAGTTACCCGACGGAAAGCGAAGAAGAAAAATTGAAGCGTAAACTTGCCGCCGCCCAGCATGACGCGCAATTTTACCAAGACCGTTTGAACACAGAACGGGAAAGTCATAAGCACACCACCAACCGCTTGGCGGCGACAAAAGGCGTAGTTACTCGCGTTAAGCGCCGAATCGGGAATGGCGTTTGCCCATGTTGTACGCGGTCATTCAGCAATCTAGCCGCACACATGAAAACAAAACATGCTGACTATACAACGGAACCGGTATGAACCTAGGCACCTGGGCAGCACGGCACAACGTATCCGCATCAGCGGTCCAAGAGCTTCGCGCCATGTGGGGCATGGACGGCGTATATGCCCATTCGCCGACCGGTATTACCGGCGCATCCGAAGCGGCGGTGTCGGCACAAGTCCGGCTTGAAGCGGCCCGGCGCGGCCTTCACCTATGGCGCAATAACGTCGGCGCGTTTGAACGCGCGGACGGCGGCGGGTTCATCCGATTCGGGTTGGCCAACGACACCAAGGCACTGAACGAAAAAATAAAATCGGGCGATCTAATCGGTATTCGCCCGATTCGGATAACCGGGCGGCACGTCGGCTTGACCATCGGGCAGTTTGTCAGTCTGGAAGTCAAGGACCAAAATTGGCAGTACAAGGACACCCCGCGCGAACAGGCTCAATTGCGATGGATTGAGTTGGTGACCCAAGCGGGCGGCGACGCGAAATTTATCACGGATGAAAGCACAATATGATTCATAAGCTGAAAATTTGGCCCGCTTCTTTCGTCGCCATCATGGACGGGCGCAAGACCTTTGAAGTGCGTAAGGACGACCGGATTTTTAATGAAGGCGATTGGCTGGAACTGCAAGAATATGAACCGGAATTGCGAGCCTACACCGGACGCACCACAACGCGGGCGGTCATCTATATCTTGCGCGGTCCCGCTTTTGGTATTGAAGCCGGTTACGTCGTCATGTCGATTCGCTAATGGGCCAAGCGATTCTTTGCATCAAAACGACGCAGGTTCTTCGCGAGGGCGAATTGTGCATTATATTTTCATGCGACGCGCCCGGCTGCCGCGCACATGCCGACGCCTATAGCGGGCCGGATTTTATAAAGCTTCGCGCCGAAGCTCGCGCATATGGCTGGCGGCAGCGCAATAACCAATGGTTCAAGGCTGAATGCGTGCCCAACGGTAAGGACGATGCAGACGAATGACACATGCTCCCGACTGGCTTTGCTTTATCGGTTCGGCCTTTTTCATGGCTGCAATGATCCTTAGAATTTTGGGGTACTAAAATGGTTGACACTGGGAAACTGAAAGCGCCAAGCGATTGGCAAACTGAACGTGATCCAGTCACCGTTGCGGTTATTGGAAAACTGGGTGAAGAAGCCGCCGAACTCAGCACGATATGCCATCGCGCGACAATTCAAGGAATCATCGGCCTTGATCCGAAAACCGGAAAGCCGAATGAAGACGCGATATTTGAAGAAATGGCCGACGCCCGCGCAATGTCCATTCTTGCCGAAGAACATTTTAACCGACAAATCGACCCGAACCGTGTCGCTGAAAAACTCGCACACAAGCAAGCATGGCTCAAGCTTATCCGGCCATGACCGACGCCCCCGTTTACCACCACGGCGTCGCTATGCGCCCCGAAATCGGCGGTTGCTACGTTTTGCGGGCTGGGCTTCGGGCGTTCATCACAGAAGAATTGCGAATTGAAGGTCATTTATTTTGGAAGGGCCTTGTTCTGGACCCCGAACCGTGGGTCAATGTCTGGTACGCAAACGGGTTTTATTCCCCGGTTCCGGGCGCTCGCAACGAACTGGACATAATGCACGAAACGCCTTATTGAATACCGCCGTACAACACCGGGGTTTAAATGCCGACTAAGAAAAAGCAAAAGACCAAGCGAGCAAAACCGAAGAAGCGCATTCGCAAATCAAAACGGCTAAAACCCGTTAATCGCGCGGGTGAAATTTTGGACGCCGCCTTAGTCGTGGCCGTAACTAAAGGCTATAACACGATGACCCGCGATGATATTGCCTTAAAAGCTGGTTGCTCCATCGGTCTAATTTCTTTGCGTTGGGCGACAATGCCCGCATTGAAACGGGCGGTGATGCGCGAAGCCGTAAAAAATTCTGTGCTGCCTATCATTGCACAAGGTATCGTTGCGCGGGACGCGCTTGCGCTGAACGCACCAATAAAAGTTAGAAAATTAGCCGTGGCAACGCTGGCTTAACGGGCTGGATTTTTCATGTTTGTACTGCACCCGTCCCAGGCAATGCTTGGGGCGTACAGGCAATTTATCGTCTTTAAGTTGGTGCCGTCGGCGTCTAGGCCGGGCAAGACCGACAAATGGCCCATTAGGCCAACACCACCCCATGACGTTGTAAGCGCGCACGATCCAGCAATGTGGTTGACGTGGGAAGAAGCCGCCGTGATAGCCGAATCACTTGGCCCTGAATACGGCGTGGGCTTTGTCATCACCGCGACCGACCCGTTTTGGTTCATGGATATTGACAAATGCGCCGCCGACGGTGTGTGGATGCCGCATGCACTCGCGTTGCTTGGTCGCTTCCCAGGTTGCGCGGTCGAAGTCAGTTCGTCCGGTGAGGGTCTTCACCTTCTAGGGCTTGGCAGCGTGCCGCCCAATCACAAAACCCGCTACGGCCAATGGTTTGAGTTCTATTCATCAGGCCGTTTCTGCGCCCTTACAGGCCGCGACGCTTTAGGCGATGTTGCTACGGATCATACCGACGCAATCACCCAGCTTGTCGCCGAATATCTCACACGCGATCCCAATGAAATAACCGGCGAATGGTCCACCGGCCCGGTGCCGGACTGGCGTGGCAATACTGATGACGACGAATTGATTGCCCGCATGGTCGATTCCGTCGGCGGCGCGTCGGCGGCACTGGGCTTTAAAGCGACCTTCCGCGAATTATGGGACGGTGACGCGGAAGCCCTCGCGAAGTATTGGCCGGAATCTGGTGGCGTCGGCTACAATCAATCGTCTGCGGACGGATCACTCGCCCAGGCCCTCGCATTCTGGACCGGCAAGGATTGTGAACGAATGGAACGCCTGATGCGCCGAAGCGCATTGGTGCGCGAGAAGTGGGACAGTCCACGACCACAAGGCACATACCTTACACTGACGATCAAAAACGCCGTAGGCAGACAAACAGCGGTATTGCAGGACAAGCCGGTTGAATTGGTTTCGTCGGCGCTACCGGCCACGACAGACGCGCCAGCGCCCCGATTGGTGGAAGGCAGCACGTTTGTTTCGCTTGCCGACCAACAGACAATGTTCAAGGGCTGCGTTTATATCCAATCACAAAACCGCGTGCTGATACCCGGCGGCGACATTATCAAGCCCGAAACCTTCCGCGTGGTGTACGGCGGTTATTCCTTCTTGATGGACGACCGGAACGAAAAAATCTCTAGCGATGCATGGGAAGCCTTCACACAAAACAAAGCGTTGCGACGCCCCATCGCCCACGATCTTGTTTTTCGGCCAGAACTCCCACCCGCTGCCATCATTGAAGATTCGGGCCGCGTCCTTGCAAATAGCTGGTGGCCAATCAATACGCCATGCCTTGAAGGCGACGCGACGCCCTTCACCAACCACATCGCAAAGCTATTCCCTGATGAACGTGACCGCGAAATTCTAACGTCCTATCTTGCGGCAATTGTGCAATATCCCGGCTACAAATTCCAATGGGCACCACTCATTCAGGGGATAGAAGGCAACGGCAAAACCCTAATCATCACCGCAATTTCCCGCGCCGTCGGCGAACGCTATACCCACCTTCCCAACATTGACGACTTAGCAAACAGCGGCGGAAAATTCACGGCATGGTTAAAGGGGAAAATTTTTATTGGCTTTGAAGAAGTTCGCACCGATGACAAGCGCAACATGGTCGAAACGCTTAAAGCGATCATCACCAATAGCCGCGTGGAAATCCAGGCGAAGGGCGTTGACCAAGTAACCGGCGACAATCGCGCGAACATCATCGCTTGCAGCAATCACAAAGACGCCATACCCAAGACGACCAAGGACCGGCGATGGGGTATTTTCTACACCGCGCAACAGAACGACGGCGACTTAGAGCGCGACGGAATGGATGGAAACTATATGCCAGACCTTTGGGATTGGTGCCAAGGTCGTGGCCGGTATCACAATACGAACGGTTTTGCCGTCATCAACAATTTTCTTCGGACTTACGCGATCAAAACTGAATACAACCCCGCCAGCGGCTTGCACCGCGCGCCGAAGACAAGTAGCACCGCCGAAGCGATTGAACTCAGCGCGGGCACCATTGAACAGGAAATTATGGAAGCTGTTGAACAGGGTTTGCCGGGCTTTGCGGGCGGCTGGATTTCTTCGATTATGTTTGACCGGCTACTTGAACGAATCGGGCTGCACCGTCGTATTCCACCCCGCAAACGCCGCGAAATTCTTATGGGTATCGGTTACGACTGGCACCCGGCATTTGACCAAGGCCGGGCGACAATTACGGTTAAACCCGAAGGCAGCCGCCCACGTCTATTTATCAAAAAAGGTCACATAAAAGCGAACCTTACCGACCCTCGCGCGATCGCAAAAAGATATGAACAGGACCAAACTGACGCTGCCGTTCAAAATGCTGCAACGGGTACTTGACGGGCGCGTTCAATAAGCTGTAAACCTTGCCAGATGATCCGCAAATTTTTCCAATCCATTTTCAACAGAAGGAACCGCCCGCCTATGAATATCCTTTCCATTCATCTGCCCGACAAGCCTAACGCTGAACAATGCGCAACCGCCTTGCGGATTATTTTCGTTTTGGCCGGTGCCAACGTTTTCAACGAAGCGTGCAATTTGCTGCCCAGTATTCCCGGCCTGGGCGATATTGTTGCCCCCGTCAATGCAGACGATGCCGGATTTCAGCCGGTAAGCGAAGCTGGTCGGCAGATTTCCGAACAACTGAACAGCGCCCCGTCCGCGACTTCCGCTATTTTCGATTCCAAGGGCCTTCCTTGGGATGAACGTATTCATTCCGGCACCAAGGGCACCAATCAAGACGGCAGTTGGAAAAAGCGCCGTGGCGTTCAAGATGCTGTTGTGGCCAAGGTCGAAGCAGAATTGCGCTCCGCGCCGCCGACACCCGCTGCATCGGCACCGCCCCCGCCTCCCAATGACGATATTCCCGCGTCATTAGATCGTCGCGCACCGCCGTCCCCACCCGCCGCATCGGCACCGCCGCCTCCCCCCGCTGCGTCAGGACCGGCTGCCGATCTTCCCAAGCTGATGCAGAAAGTGACGCCGCTTATGGCAGCCAAAAAAATCACAATGGTTGATATTCAGACCATGTGCCAAGAACTTGGTTTCCCGTCGCTGGTGGACATGAACAAGTCGCCGGATAAAGCGACATATTTCCCCATGCTTGACCAAATGATTGACGCCAAGGTGGCGGCTTAATCATGGCCCAACATTCCAAGCGCCCGCCCAGTTCAGCCGCACGCCTTGTCGCCTGTAACGGGTCGGGCGCTTTGGAATCGTTGAACCCCGAAGAACAACAGACGGAAGAAGCCCGCGAAGGCGACGCTTCCCACTACGTCGCATCGGCCACGCTGAAAAGCATGAAGGAACACGGCCAAGCCCGCACGATTGCGGCGGGTGAAGTCGCACCGAACGGCATCATCCTAACCGACGAAATGTGCGAAGCCGCCGAAGGTTTCATTGAACATATAATCGACCGTATCGGGACCGACGCCGTTGACCGGATGCACGTTGAAGAAACCGTGGCCGCGCCCGCCATCCATCCCGAATGCTACGGTACGCCCGACGTGTGGTGGGCCGCGATCCGTCCGAATGTCGGTGCCTATATCGACATTCAGGATTATAAGTACGGTCATCGCCGTGTTGAAGCTTTTGAAAACTGGCAATTGATCGCTTACTCTGGCGGCATTCTTTCCCGCCCGGAATTTGCCAATATCCCGCGCGCGAGTATTGAGCTTCGTTTGAGCATTTACCAACCGCGAAATTACACCATCCCCGGCCCAGTGCGTGAATGGGTCGTGACCGCCGACAAACTAATACCCTATTGGACGACCCTTAGCGCGGCCTACGCCGCATCGTTCGGCGCAAATCCTGTTTGCCACGTCAACGGTGAATGCCAAGACTGTAAGGGCCGTCATGCGTGCGACACGCTTTCCCAAGCGACTTATGCGGCGATGGATTTTGCCAGTGCCATGACGCCGGTTGTTCTGCCCGACGACGCGCTAGGCACCGAACTTTCAATGATCCGCAAAGCGCAAAAGGCCCTTGACGCCCGCGCGACCGGTCTTGAAGAACAAGCTTTATCCACGATCCGCGCCGGTCGCCGCGTGCCGGGCTTCGGTCTTGTCTCAGGACAGGCGCGCGAGCAATGGACGAAGGATGCAACGGAAGTCTTTGCCCTTGGTGAAGCGTTCGGCGTTGATCTTCGCAACCAAAAACCGATCACACCTGAACAGGCGCGCAAAGCCGGTGTGGACGCCGAAACGATTAAAGCTTATTCCGCCCGACCGCAGGGCGCACTGAAACTTTCGCAAATTGATGATGCAACCCTAAGAAGGACTTTTTCATAATGCCATTGAACAAAACACTTCCCAGCGCACGGCTTGTTAGCGGCGGTCTTTACAAGCTTTCACCCTCCAAAGACCAAAACAACAATCCAAAATTGGACAAGGACGGCAAACCCGTCATGTCCAGCTATTTCGCTATCGCGATCCCGAAGAAGGGTGAAGCGTGGTGGTGGAACACGCCTTGGGGCTTGGAAATTTACAACCAAGGCGCGGCGGATATGCCAAGCAATTACCAGCACCCGCAATTCGCCTGGAAAATCGAAGACGGCGATTCGGTGGTGCCGAACAAACGTGGCCGAATGAACAAAGACCGCGAAGGATACCCCGGCAACTGGATCATCAAATTTTCGTCCAGCTTCTTGCCCGACGTGGTTTCTTTGCTGGACCCGTCGCGGCCCGGCAAGCCGGTTCGAGTTCTACAAGAAGGCTATGTGCAATTGGGTAGCTGGGTCCAAGTCGCCGCAACCATTGTCGGCAACAAACGGACCGATTCGCCCGGCATCTATATCAATCCCGGCATCGTCTGCCTTGTCGCCTATGGCCCGCCGATCACGACCGGCCTTGATCCCGATGAAGCTGGGTTTGGGGGCGAGCCTTTGCCGCCCGGTGCAAGCGCAACGCCTATGGCTGCACCGGCTGCCTTGCCCGCCCCGGCACCAGTAGCCCCCACCGTCGCAGCGCCGCCAGCGCCCGGCCCTGCCGCTCCTGTTGCCCCACCGGCCACGGTTGCCGCCCCGCCCGCGCCGCAGCCCGTGGCACCGCATCAGACGATCCTACAGCCCCCGGCTGCGGCACCCCCGCCGCCAGCCGCCGCAGCCGCACCGCCCCCGCCAGCGGGCCGGGCAATGACCGCCAAGGCCGAATATACCTATGACAAGTATATCGGGTCGGGATGGACAGACGCCCAGTTGATCCAGCACGGCCTTATGTCCGCGTGATAGCACCCCCGCCGCCAGCATTGGCGACGCTTCCGGCGGGGTATCACCTAAAGGCCGGACTTGGCGTTTCCACGGTCTTACCTGATCTCGATTTTGAGACTTTTAGCGAAGCCGGTTTTGTTTGGGATGACGCCCGGCAAAAATGGACATGCTTGCCCGGCGCACCTGGGCAGAAAAAAGGAATCGGGATTGTCGGCGCTGCTGTTTATGCAGCCCACCCGACAACCGAAATTCTTTCACTCGCATACGATCTAAAAGACGGCCTTGGACGCCGCCGCTGGATACCCAGGCACTACACCGCCAGCGATCCGCCGCCACTAGACCTATTCGCCCATATCGCCGCCGGTCAACTTCTGGAAGCCCACAACAGCGGCTTTGAACACTGGATATGGAATCATGTCGCCGTCCCAAAACTGGGCTGGCCACCGCTGCCCATTCGGCAGCTACGGTGCAGCATGGCGAAAGCGCGGGCACACGCGCTGCCCGCCGCATTGGGAAATCTTGCTGACGTGCTGCGGCTAGAAATTCGCAAGGACAAAGATGGCGACCGGCTGTTAAAAAAATTCAGTATCCCGCGCGATCCCACACAGAAGGACAAGCGCCGCCGGATAATTCCAGAAGAAGAACCCGAAGACGCTGAACGTCTATACCGCTACAACGAAACCGACATTGAAAGCGAAGCGGAAGCTTCTAGCCGCATCCCCGATCTTGACACCGACGAACTGGAATACTGGCTTTGCGACCAAGAGATAAACTATAGAGGCGTGGCCGTTGACGCCGAAGCTATCGCCGACGCAATCACCATCGTTGAACAGGTCTTTGAACGCTACAATGGCGAACTGGCACGGATCACGGGCGGCGCGGTCGTCCAGGGATCACAAACCGAAAAATTGAAAGAATGGCTTTTCACCCGTGGCGTACAAATGTCATCTATGGACGAAGACGCGGTTGAAGCCGCGTTGTTGGATGAATGGATACCAGACGACGCACGCCGCACCCTAGAACTTCGGGCCAAGGTCGGAAGCGCCAGTATCAAAAAGCTATTCACGATCCGCAACCAAATGTCGGTATGGAATCGCATTCACGATCTAATCAACTACCATGCCGCCCGTACGGGTCGCGACGGCGGCAAAGACGCACAAACACAAAATCTTCCCAAAGCCGGGCCGGACGTGTGGTGCTGCCGCAAATGCAAGCGGTGGTTTGGCGATAAACCCAAAATTGAACCGTCCTGCGGTTGGTGCGGCACCACCTACCTGAAAGCACCCAACGAAAAACCGCGCGAGTGGAATTATCTTGCGGCAGAAGATGCGGTGGCCTGTATCGCTACGCGGTCGCTTGATTTTGTTGAATATGTTTTTGGTGATGCGTTCTTGACGATCATTGGTTGCCTTCGTGCATTCATCATTTCCGGTCCCGGCCACGATTTCATCGCAAGCGACTATAGCGCCATTGAAGCGGTGGTTACTGCGGTCCTTTCCGGGTGCGCGTGGCGCTTGGAAGCTTTCGCTTCGGGCAAAGATATTTACTTGGTTTCAATTGCGCGGATCACCGGCAGAACATACGAATGGTATATCCAGTACAAAAGGGACAACGGCAATCACCATCCCGACCGCCAGTTAGGGAAAATTTTGGAACTTGCGTTGGGCTACGGCGGCTGGATTGGTTCGATTATCAGTTTCGGCGGCGACAAGTTTTTGACCGAAGATGAAATGCGGGTCAATATATTGGCATGGCGTGCCGCATCGCCCGAAATTCCAGAAATGTGGGGCGGTCAATTCCGGGGCAACCCGTGGCGACCGGCGACAATTTACAAAGAATACTTCGGCCTAGAAGGCGCAGCGGTTCAAGCGATACTGAACCCCGGAACCGAATTTGTATTTCATGCCGCGCACAAAGACGCACGACCGATCAAATACGTCGTCCGCAACGATGTTCTTTATTGTATCCTGCCATCGGGTCGCCCACTTGCGTACCACCGGCCCCGCTTGGTCCCCGGCGGCAAAGGCCCGTGGGCGCAACACGGCGCGTTGTCCATCACCTTCATGGGATGGAACAGCAACCCGAAAATGGGAATGATGGGTTGGTGCCAAATGGAAACTTACGGCGGCAAGCTTGCTGAAAACGTTGTCCAGGCGACCGCCCGCGATATTCTTCGCGATGCCGTCATTCGGTTTCGCCAAACCGGCTACCCGGTCGTGTTGCGGGTTCACGATGAAATCGTGGCCGAAGTGGAAACCGGCCAAGGCAGCATTGAAGAATTTGAATCGCTTATGTCGATTATGCCCGCCTGGGCGACTGGCTGGCCTATCGTTGCGAAGGGCGGTTGGCGGGGGCACCGATACCGGAAGGACTAAACAAAAAAGCCCTGCCAGTTGAGGCAGGGCTTTCGGTATTGCTACATCGGGCCGGGTCGTTACGAGCCGGGCGCAGCCGGGGTATTGGCAACCACGGCGGCAGCCAAGGTGTCACGGGCACTTTCAACGGAAGCCGCCAGGGCATCAATACGCGCGGCGGTCGTCGGGTCGGTCTGGTTGTTTTTCAAGTCGGCAATTTGAGCCGACAGGCCGGACAAAAGAGTCGAAGCGGAATTTACCGCGTCAGTTTCGGAAGCAACGTCGGCTTCCAAATCGGCAAGCGTTTTCATAATGGCGGTTTCCTTTTTCAAGATGGAGCGGCCCACAACGACCAATTCGCGCAAGACCCCTAAAGTTCGGGGACCAAATTCTACGTTAAGGTCGAATGAGATTCGCATGGCGACAATACGCTACCACCAGATTATCACAAAGAAAAGACCCGCCGGGAGCAATCCTAGCGGGTCAAGGTGCTGGGTAATGGTGGGGTGTCTCAAATCAAGACGACGGAACCTTATGGCCACGCAATAGCTTTAGCAAGGTCAAATTTTCGCCGGTCGCGGGCTTTAAGGCCTCGGCGTTTGATGCGGGCTTTTGTTCGGTCGGCAAGTCAAAATGCCTCGCAATGATAGGCGGGGCAATCGGTTCGTCTTCACCCATTCACAGGGTCGCGAAAAAATGAAAAATGTCGGCCCACGACACGCCGCTTTTTACAAAGATCGCCACGCCGAGAATCACGGTCGCATAAAAATTGCGATCACTTTTACGCTCGCTTGTCGCTTCGGCCAATTTTGCACGGGCGTTCAATAGCTGAAACCTCGCTATGTCGGCCCTAGCGTGTTCCCTAGGTTGGGTTTCCTCGTTGGGCTGTAGAGAAAATATCTTATCTTCCCGCTCAATAAGTCGCCGTAACGCTATTTGTTCCGCGTCGCTACGACCTATGAAAAGATTCAATGCGCCGTTTCCCACCGAATTGTCCCCCTGAAAATCCGGCTAAATTACGATGCGGCGTTTATGTCGGCCATTAGCTTGGCATATGCGCCATCTTCTGCGGTCGCGTAGGCGTCAAGGTCTGCCTGGGAAGGCATCGTGCCGCTTTGGAATTGACTCCATAGGGCTACAGCTTCGGGCACTTCATCGGCCACGCCTAATGCGATCTTGATACCGGTTGAAACAGCGCCCGCAACGGGAAGACCCGCCGCGCTCGCAACGCTTGCGACTTGTGCGATAACGGCACCAGCGGCCTTAAGGCCGGATAAAAATTGTTCGCGGGTCATTTGATGCCTTTCGTTGCTTTGTAGGTGTTGAGTGCGGTCAACGCTTCGTTGAAGCCGTCAAGGGCCGCAGCGACTAACGGGCTGTTGCCCGCGCGCTGGGCGGCTTCGGCCTTCTTCAAGGCGTTGTGGACCGGCGGCACCAGAATTTTCAATTCGTCCAGCCATGCCGTTGGCAGGACGCCCGCCACAACCAGCACGTCAAGCGATTTTTCGGCGGCTGTCGCAAGTTGAATTGCATCGCCCAATGTCTTGGCTTGTGCCGGGCTGGTAGTCGTGGCCGAAGTAGCAACATCAGCAAGCCCCTCCCGCGCCGATGTGCAGCCGCCAAGCATAAGACCGCCGGTAAGTAGCACGGCGGTAATACCACGCTTCAAAAGTCCCATGAACTTTTCCTTTTCTTATGACTTGGCTATGGAAGCCGTTGGGGGTGCAAAATTCGCAACGATCTGCGTAGCGGACTCAACCGTTACCGGTTTCGGTGGGCTTGCGTCAGACGCAAATTTTGAAACGGGATTGCCGGATGAATCCACGGCTTGCCCGGAAATAGTTAAATTGATACCAGCCTGAACGGCAGCGGCCATCAACTTGTAAAATTTGAACCCGGCGTTCCACATCGCCCACACTGCAGGGCCGACGATCATCACCCCAGCGGCGGCTTCGATCAACCATTTGTAGGTTTCGGAATGATCCCAATGGAGCGCCGCAAGCACGCCGCCGGTTGCTATTAACAACGACCGAAAAGCCGCAAGCACCATCGCAAGAACGGGCGGCATAGGTGCCGTTGAAGTGTTCGCGTCCACGTTTGTCATTGCCTCGCCCCTAACTTATTAACGCCGGTTCCGACCGGTAAAAATCGTGGTGACCGATGGATACAATAAACCGGTCTGATGTAGCCCAATTCGGCAGCTTCGTCAAAATACGCGGGTTCAAATAAGAAACCGCATCATTGCCCAGCTTGGCATACCCCGGCCCGTAGTAGGTGCCGGACGCAACTTGCCCGGCAATATCGTGACAATGCGCCAGTATCTTAGGGACGACCCGTTTCAACAAGGCGTCGGCCAGTCCTTGCGCCTCAGTGCGGGTGTAGGCCAGTCGGACATATTCGTGAAGATGCTTGCCTGGGTTGGCGTGGCCGGTCATCGGCGCAGCAACAAACGCAAACCACGCCCAAGAAAATTGATCCTTGGCCAAGACCGTCCCGGCCACAGTGCCATCGCTAAAAAATTTCCGGCGCATACGATTACGGACCACGCGAGCGACGGCGGCTTTTCCTTCGTCGGGTTCGCCGCCCGCTTCCTGATAAATGTTCAGGGCTTCAAGGTCCGCGTCGGTCATTAGGACACCCTTATTGCGCCGACAGTACGCCGCCTGAATCACCTTGCGCTTTCACGGTGTAATTCAGCCTAGCCCCGGTGATGTATCCGTTATTCGGACACCCGCCATAAACTGACGGCGTGGAATATAGAGAAACAGTGTAAGCACTTCCAGGCGTACCGGAAATTGACGCGGTGATTGGTGCCGAAAAGCAAACACCTGATGTATTCTGAGGATTGGAATTTATAACTTTGACCGAACCCATTTGGTTACAGCATGCCGCGCTAAAAATTGGAATTTCAACGTCCTCTATGTCCATCGCCACGCCGGGCAACGCCCCGGATTCTACTAGTGTTTGAGTGCTTACCATAAGACGGTCGCCCGATTGCGCCCCAGGCATTAAAAATGTAGCAAACAGAGTCGGCGATCCTAGCGGAAGGTTGCTCTTTGCGCCGCTGATTTGATTGTTCATCTGGTTAAGCTTGGTCACGTCCACCATTGGCGCGGCCCCACCAGAAGCAACAAAACGTTCAGCGGTGTTTTGGCCCGACCATGCGTAAGTCCATACCGCGACGCCGGGCGTTGAATACCCGCCAAGCTGGTAACGCGCATAATAGAGCGATGAAATAGACGCGGGGATTGCCACGGTGCTGGTCGTGCCGTCGGGCCAATGAATTGTTACCTTGTTGGCAACAGAATCAAAGTCCATAGAAACTGAGTAGGAAGCGCCGACAATAAGTGGGGCGTAACTTTGCCCGGCTAACGGTGTAAAGGCCGAATACCCCGTCGCGCTGAATGTTGCATCGGCGCGAGTTTGTCCTAAATTTATGTGAATCATATTGGACAAACCGCCAGTACCATTCGCAAGATCGGCGATCAACGCCATAGGCATTCCGGCATTTGCGGCCAAAATTTTGAATGTGCCACCAAAACTTTTTATCGGTATTAGCGAACCACCCGGCGTCGCGGTATTGGGGAAGGACGAATAGGTGTTGCCTGTATTATTCAAAACGCCTTTTTTGATAACGCCATTGCCGGACCATCCGTTTAGATTATCTTCCCAAACGGTGTTGCCTGACATGGCCACAACGCCGCCTATCAATGTTCCATCTGGATGATTGAAAGTATCATAGATCGCGGGCGGCGCGGATGGCTGGGCATGGGCAGCCGGTGCCAAAAATAGAAACGATAAAATCCAAATCAATTTCCGGGTCATTTCGTCGGCCTCAACAACGCCATGTGATCCGCCCACGGGTCTTTTGAATTTGACGGAAGATCACGCAAAGCCTGACGATCTTTTAGCAATTGCACGAACTCAATGCTGGCTAAAGTCGTGGCCGTACCTGAATCCCTTTCGTCGCGATGGCGCGCAACGGCGGCATCCGTTTCTGTCAATTTGTTATTCCTAGTCGCACGTAAGTTTGCCATTGCTTCGTCATCTGTTACGGAAGGCTGATCCGCAATGATCGGAAAGCCCTTAAGGTTGTGGGTAATGCGCTTTCCTTCCGCTTGTGCAGAAAACAATGCGTCGTATTCTGTCTTAGTCAATTCCAATGCATCAGTTGGAATTTGTACCGACTCGTAAATTGTGTCGTTATAAAATCCGCCCGTTTTGGCGCTATAATAAATTTTCATGGGTTAGGTTCCTAACGCAAAGACGGTTCCGGTTACGGGAAGGGTTGCCGTGTTGAAGGTGTTCACCGCCACCGCAACGTTTGTTGCCGTAAGGGCATTCGTGGAAGCAAACACATATTGCCCGTTAGTTGTGATTATCGGTGCCGCCCATGCAATAAGGCCACCCACCGGAAAAGTTATCGGCCAACTCACGGTACCGGTTGCCCAAACAGTGTTAGGCGGAACGTTTGTCGTGTTGGCCGGGGAAAATGACCAAGACGCCCATTGCAAAATAAAAGGCGTGCCGGGAATACGAAGATAACCAGACGACCCAACCGAATAAACGGGCGTTCCCGGCGAAGTCAGAACAAATTTTCCAAGTGTGGCGTTATATATGACTTCCGAAACACCGCCAGACGGAATATCGCCAGGACGAAGGGCGTCCCCGTTGGAAAGAACAATTGATTTTGCAGCCAAGCCATTGACCGCAAGCGTTGCCGCTGCGGTATTAACGTGCGTTGGCGCGAATCGAAAAACTTGCCCGTTTGCATAAGCCGCAATTGCAGGAAGCGGCGCGATAACAAACGCATTGCCTGAACCTGTTTCAGTCGCCCAATTACCTGCCTGGGCTTGACTACCAACCGCCCCAACCGGAATCCACTTTGTCGCATCTGTCCCCGGAACAACATTATTCGCCGCAATCAAGGACTGATAAATAATACCGTCCGTATAAAGAACAGTAGAATTTTTTGCGTAACTAAACGCCGAACCGCCGTTATCGGCATTCGTAATCCATTCCGCAATTCCGCCTTGCTGAATGTATTGCAATGCGTCGGTAATATCGAAATACAATTGGTTGGATTTATCGCGCGGGATATTCAGCGCGGCGGGCTGCGTGGCCGGGTCCAATGCGTAATCCGGTCCAAAACCTTCCGGATATGAAACCGAACCATCCCCCTGGACAGTATCAGGGATCGCGGCCACGGTGCCGGATACCGCAAAAGGGAACCGGAAATACTTGTAGGATGAAACCATGTTTTACGCCCCGAAGTTGCCCCGCGTGAAGTTGGCATGGAATGCCCCAAAGCCGAACGTCAAACGGGTAGTCACGACAAAATTGATCCGCACACCAGCCGGTCGCGGCAATATATCATAGTTTGTTAGCACAAATTGCAAGGGGCTGGGGAGGGCGAAGGTAAAGACGTAGTTGCACGTCATGTTCAGCCCATCCAAAACATACACTTGCCCGTATCCGTTTTCGGTGAAAATGTACTGCACTATCCGGTTTATATCCACGACGTTGCCGCGCGAAATCAATTGCGCGTACCGTAGCCGCAAGACCAACCGTTGTTGCGGTAAGGTCAAAGGCATGACGTTTTGGGATATGGGCGCGAAGTTGCCGCGCGTGAAATTCCGGTGAAAAGCCCCAAAGCCAAACGTCGGGCGCGTCGCGGGCGGCAAGATCACCGCCAAAGGTATGCCAAGGATAATCGCCCATACGGCACACCCGAAGGCATTCGCCGTCTTTAGATCGAATATGTTGGTGAACCAATCGGTCCAAAATCCCTCTTGATTGTCGTCGTACCAATTTTGTTTTTGTTGCAGCACCGATGTAAGGTGAACCGCTTCGTTGTGCCGCCACAACAAAGCTTTCAGAAGATCAACCGAAAAATCGAAAAGCTGATTTTTCATACCGCAACCGTTGAAATCCGCGCCAACGCGACCAAGGCAATATAATTTATCGGAATAACGATTTGTGTCGTGACGTAGGTCGTGCCGTCAGTTGAAACTTCAACTTTGGTGATGAAGATTCCGGGCAGTTCGTAAGTCACCGCACCCGCAAGTTCAAACGGCGAAACGTCGGTGCCGACCGTGAAGCCAGGCATTCCTTGGATTAACCCCGACTGATAATCCAACAACGCTTGCTTTATCAGCGCGTCAGCATCCCCCGTGACCGTCCCGGTATTGTATGTCACCCGAACCCAAATGTTTTGGGTCGTAGGCCGGTCAAACTTCACCGGGTAAACTTGCCCGCTAGTGGGGTCGGTGACGTTCTGAGTTACCGCGCCATTCCAGTTTGCGCCCAGCGACTTGGTACGAAGTAGCGCCGTCGCTACATCTAAATCGGTGCCACCGGCCACGCAAGCCCAAATCGAATGGGCGACAAGTGAAATAGTGCTTATCGTTTGAGTGGTGTCGGCAACATTTTCCAAGAACTGCAAAGACTGGACGCCGGGTGTGTCGTTCAGCGCCGACGTGATGGATTCCGAAAGGCTGGTGCCTTGAAGGGCCAAGGTTGCTTTCCGCAGGGTCCGCAGGGCCGCGTCGCTAAGTTTGGCCGTCCCAACCACAACGACACCCGCGCTATTGGTGATTGTCTCCCATCCCAGGACATTGGACACGATGACCCAAGCCCCGGATGGGGCGGCGGTAGGCCCCGGCACGACCGCTTGCAAGTTCACCAGCGCGACGCCGCCCACGATGGACACGGGCGACGTAGTGGCAAATAAAGGGGCGTCGGGGGCGCTGGTAGGCGCGCATAGGCTACCTTGAGGGATCAAGGCCCCGCTAATGCCCGTCGCATTAACGCCCGTGATGACCGTCGGGGTGGCGACCGGCGGCACAAGGCCGGTCAACCGGCAAAGGGCTTCAAGGAAGATGCCGCCCGCGACGTTCGGATTTATTTGGTTGGCCACGGCGGCATTGTTGGCTAGCACCGCCGCCCGCGCTTCGGTTTCGGCGGTAATCAACGCGCCTTGCGGGGTATCAGGGTCCACCGGCATGTTTGCGTCGTTGAACGCGGTCCGGTACTCGCTACCGACTTCGGCTTGAAGGTCCGCAGTATCAGGGACAATAACGCCCGTTGTCGTCAGAAAATCATAGCCGGTGCTAGACAATTGGAATCACCCCCGCGACCGACGTTAGGCCAAAATTCGTCTTGATGACGGCTTGGTAGGTCGCCTTATCACCAGCCCGTTGAAGATTGAAGCTTACCACAGATTGAACATTTAGCACCGCCAAAATTGCCGCCCGTGCTGCGCTTTCAAAGGACCGGGGAAGGTAGCGGGTCCACATGGTTTGATCGTAGGGAAGCCCTTTGCCAAGGTTCAAAACGCATTCACCCAACACGACTTCAACCGTGGATTTGCAGCATTGGCCGCACTGTTCCAAGCCGGTGTTCAGGGCAAGGTTCTTTGTCCCCGTCAGGTACATATCGCGCGTCGCGTTTTCGGCAATACAGGTCATGTCGTCCCATCCGTGGCTTGCCCACATGCCACCATAATGTTTTTTATGGAAGTTAAAACCGCCTTCGCGTTCGCATCCGTGACCGCCGATAGCGCCCCGGTGACGGCGGGCTGTGATCCAGGGACCGCGTGATTCCAAAAAGCAATCCCTTTTTCCACTTTCCAATCACCGCTTATAACGGTGCCGTGCGGCGTCGTCATTTCAACCAACGCGGGATGAACAATAGAAATTTTATCGGTGCCCAAAGTAATTTTGGTCGTGCCGTCCAGCGATTGCCACACGGCCTTGTCTGCGTCGGCACCGTCCAAGGTCCATTGCCGCGCTTTGTCAGGAACGAACAACCCGTCTTCAAAGGAATGAATGCGTGAAGTGTTCGGCGGCGCGGCGGCGTTCGCTTGAAGGTATAGCGAAATGTCGCGGTCGCTGGCGATGATCCAACCTAGGTCGCCCGGCTTGGAGGGAAAACTCATTACCCAATTCCCCGCCCCCATCGCGAGGCACGGCACCTTCGCAATTTGCGCGCGGTCCATTTTCGTACCGCCAGTTCCCACCATCTGAACCAACGGCTGCACTTTTACATAATCGCGTTTCCCATCTGTCGTGGTCGCAATCACCTTGCAAGGCAACATGCCGTCGGTGTTCTGCATCAATTTCTTGAAGATGAAACCAAACGCGCCACCTAACCCGCCAGTGCTAGGCGGGTCTTGGCCAATTGACGGAGTATTTTCGCCGGGGTCACTCATTTATGTTTCGGCTTTTTCTTCTGTTTGGGAACATTAGAAGCAATTTCGATTTGACCCGCGTCGGTCACGCGGATACCTTCGGCGTCCCAATAAAACGGTGTGTCGCGGCTGGCGATTTCAAAACCCAATTTATAGATGACGTACTTGCCGTTCATAGCCGGGTACATCACCGATTTGATTTCCAACGCGCCGCCAAGGACGGTCTGTTTGTCCAAAAGGTATTTCACTTTCACGCCAAATTCGGTCGCCGCCGGAATGCCAATCATGCCGCTGTCTTTATTAAGAATGCGAATTTGCCCCTTCAACGGTAGGTGAATATCCTTCACCACCAATTGCCCGTCATCCACATACGCCGACACCGCGCCCAGCGACCCCAGCTTGTCCACCTGTTTCAACGCGCCACCGTTGAAGGCATAGTTGGAAATGTTTTTGTCGGTCGCTTGGAAATTCAGGTTCAGTCCGGTTTGCGAGGCGATCAACGCGGCAATGGCCGAAAGTTTCGATTGGCTTGGCTGGTTACTGGCCACCAACTTACCCTTTAGGAACTGCCCGGTTTGGCATTTAAATTCAAGCCAAACGTCGGGCGGTTCCGACGGAATACAAGTCGAAATGTTGCCTTCATAAATTTTGCTGGTGCCGGTGGATACGCGGCCCGCTTCAATGATGACCTTCTTTGACGACCGCTTTTTGTTGAATGGGCTGGTTTCGGTCAACAGGTAATCCATGTCGGCACGCGTCAAGTTCGCGATCTTCACCGTCGCTTCGTTCTGCAACGGGTTTGCGAACTTCTGCCCGTGCGCCGCCAGCGCAAAGTTTTGATCGAACTTTTTAAGTTGTCCGTCTATTTCGACACTAACGGTAATCAATCGGGGGTCCAGTTCAGCCATTACGAACCGCCGCCAATTCCGCCGGACTGGCGTAAACTAAAAGCTGAGTGGTGCCGAAGCTTTCCCACCACGGCAAGTCGCCATCTAGGGTCAAGAACATAAAATTTCCGTACCCATTTTCGCGATCTTCCGGCAGCACCAATTCACCCGCGACGCAGCGATAGCCCGATACGACCGGCGTAGGATCACCACCGCGCGTCACGTCCGCAGACATGCACCCGGCGGTTTCGCGGATCGCTATTTCATAAAGCGTATTGTCCAGCGCAATAGTGAATTGCTGCTTGGGCAACGCTTGAAGATCGTTGATAACTTGCATTACTTGCCGTTCCCAAAAACCAAATCGAAAGCTGCCGAATTTTGTTTCCCCGTGGCCGGTGCCGCTTGTTTCTGCCCAGTCTTGGCCGTGGAAGAATTGGATTTTTTCGCCACCTTTTCGGGCGGCAACTGGGCGTACTGAGGATCAACGAAAATCGCTTCTTCCAGTTTCAACCCAACGGCCACGGTGTCAAGAATGTCGCCCGTTTCATCGTGCGGCACTTCTAAAATTACCATATTCGCGTAGGTGTCCACGCGAGTTTGCACGGTCAATTTTTTATTGTCCTTGTGCGCCGTTTTGATTTCTTGAAAAGTATTCTGGTATTCGTCGGGATCAAGAATCAAATGGAGTTCGGCACCGATAGGTTCAAACACGCGGTGATCGGCAATCGTGCCGCCCGTTTCAATCGGATGCTTCATCAGTTTGGACCCATCACGGATCAACACGCGTAAAGGGCGGGCCAAGACGAAAAGTTGATTAAACCCTTCGTCAAAAACTCCCACAACATCTTGTGCGGCGGTGCCTGGATCACTCATTAGCGGTCAACCCCATCATCATGGTGGTTCACGGCTTGGCGAAGCTGTTCGGTTAGATGATCGCCGACGGCTGTCGCCACACCTTTCGCGTCGGTCGCTTGGGTCATAACTTCCACTTTTTCCACTTTCACATTGACGGTCTTATGGGACGTGCGCGAATGATCCGCCATGCTGTTGGTGGTGTGGGAATTGATTGGTGCGGCATTGGCCGTCGCTAGGTGATCTTGACCGGCTCGCACGGCAGCGACGGTTTGCGCGGGGGTAACGCCCGCACGAATACCAGAAATCGCAAGCTTCGGACCGCCGATTTCCATTGCGGTTTTGTCCAAATCCTTCGACCAATTCCCAAGCGCCTTGGGAATGTCGGCAAAGCCTTTTGCAAACCAGCCCAGTATCTTGCCCGCTATACCGGCGAGCCATTCCAGCGCGTGCCCAAGCTTTTCAACAAAGGCGAATAGCTGCGGGAACGATTGCGCCCAAGCGTGAACGATTTCCCGCGCCATGTTCCCGACCGCCGGGCCAAAACGCCGGAAGATCGCCACGCCGACATTGATAATGGAACCAATCAAAGCAAACGAATTTTGAATACCATCTTTCATCCAATGAAAAGCGGCAACCGCATCCTTGGCCATTTCGCGGACCACTTCACCGACCATAGGCCACTTTTTTGACAATTCGCCGATGACGGAATTATTGCCGGACAGGAAGGCTTTAATGTCATCGTACAGAAACGCAAAGGCCGCGCCAGCCGCTGCGATCAACGCAGGGACTAACAGCCATTCGGCAAGAAACCCAAGCGTAGCCACCGTCGCCCGAATAATCGCGGGCGTGTAAAACGTCGCGATGATCCCGCCCGCACCGGCAAAAAATCCTTCAACTAGGCCGTGATGTGTTTCGATAAACTGAACGAAAGTTATTAGCCCGTCCACCATTTCGCCCAGTGCTGGCACAATTGCTGTCGTGACAATGGTACTGACATGGCGAAGAACGGTACCCAAATCCGTCATCTGCTTGTCAAACCGGTCGGCGGCTTCGGCGTCTTTTTCAGTGACAGCACCAAGTTGTTTTTGACGTTCAATAATATCTTCAAAACCCCGTCGCCCACTCGCAAGCGCGAGCAACAAACCTTGGTCGATACCAAATTTTTCACCGTAACCGGCGCGTTCTTGCGCGGTCATTTTTTCAAACGCTCCCGCCAGTTCTTTGTAGACTTCAAGTAACGGCTTGACCTTCCCCGCCGCTGTTAATGGGTTGATCTTCAATTCATCAAAGAAAGGCTTGAGCCTGGACGTGCCTTTCACGGCAATATCGGCCATACCCTTATTCAAAAAATCTAGCGATTGCGTAGCGCCTTCAACGCTGCCGCCAAAATACTTCGCCGCGCCGCCCAGCGCCGAAAGGTCTTCCACGGCCACGCCGATGCGTTCGGACGTGTCTTGCAACGCGCCGTTGACTTCAATTGTTCTGAAAGTAAATTCCGCGATCCGCTCAATTGCAAAAGCTGCCGCGATCCGAATTGCGACATTTTCAAAAACTGAAACGATGTGCGAGCCGACGGCGGCAACGTGCGCGTCTGTCCGGCCTAATTGTGAATCGAAAACCTTGGTCGCCTGTTCAGCGCCTTGCATGCCCTTTCGGGCTTCGTCGGCGTTCGTCTTGAACAGCAAATAGAAGGTATCTAGGATTGCCACGGTTCATTTGCCCTTCGCGGCTTCGTTCGCTAGATACTCATTCCATCGGGGAATTATGATCGCTTCCCAAAGCAAAAATAAATCTTCTAACGTATAGACCGTTCTGAGTTCTTGGAGCGTAGCGCGTCCTGAACTGATGACTGTTCCAACAACGCCGTCAATGTTGAGATAATCCACCCCTTGAAATTTTGGGCGATACCGCCGAAGAAATCCAAGGTCTTTCCGTCGGCGAAAAAAGAGCAATTGTATTCCCACATAGCCCCCTCTAGTTTCGCGCCGGTTTCCCAATCGGGAACGTGATTGCGGTAAAGGTCTGGTGTCTCAAGCACGATAAAATCGCCGTTCGGTTGCTTGGCCGCGACGCACGTCATAAGTTTGAACATGCAAGCTTCACTTACCGCATAATCGCCCAGCTTCGGCACATTGGCGACGGGATATTTTGCCACCATTTCGCGGCCAAGGATCGCGTCAAATTTGGAAATCATATAGACCCGCTCAACCTTGGCTTGGGTCGTGACCGTGATTTCCTTCGCTTCCAAAAATTCGGCGGTCAACTTCACGACGCGCCGCCGGTCCGGTTCTGGAATTTGAACTCGTAGGTCTTGGTCTTGAGGCGACCGGCGCTCGCCACGCTGCCCGCCGCCGGGCCGCTGGTAATTTTGCCGGTATCAAGCGTCACCTGAACGCCGTTCGGGTAAATGATGGTCGCTGTGATAATATCGCGGGCGCTGGACTTGCCTTGGCCGACACGGTTCGCTTCCCACAAAATCTGTAAGTTACGGTCGTCGTCGCTGCCCGGAACGCAATTGATCGTCAGGGGCAACGGAACGCCCTTGGCCCAAACGATCAAGTCGCCATTGACGCCCACGGCGGCATCGCCAATTTGGACGTTCGGCGAATCCACCGGATCGGCGTCGTCGGCCCATTGGCCTAACTTGATACCCGCCGGAAAAGTGTTACTCGCGACCAAATAGACATTGGTCCCGAAGGCAGAAACGTCCTGAACGCTCATTGGCAAGGCCCCTTATATTAAACCAGCGCGTGCGTGCCGGTGATCGAACGAACAACGTCGTCCTTGGAATAGGCAAGGATATAAGTCGCCCGGTATTCCACGACACCACCCGAATTAGTGAAAGGCGCAATCGTCCAATCCAGCCAATAACCGATTGTTTGCACCTGATACCAAGCCTTGTCGTCGCCGGTCGCCTGAGTGATAGCGGTTTTCTGCAAAGCCGTAAGCGTCTTGCCGGGCTGGATAGTCCCGTTCAACAACGCCAATTGCACGACCGCCAGCGAATTGGATAGAAGGATTCCACGACCTTCCTGCGTGGCCGGAATCTGCGTCAATGCAAGCAGCACGTCCATAAGCTTGCCGCCCATGTACGACTTCAACCACATTTCGTTGCAGTAAATGCCAATGTCGCGGGCATCATTGATGCCGCCGAACATAAGGCCGCGCTGGTAGAAGTTGATTACCCGGCCATTCTTCATTGTTTGGCCGTAGTAGTTAATCACCAAAGCATCGTAAGCGTCGCTATTGGTGTCGTCGGTGACACTGGGCGTTTGGCTCGCGAATTGCTGGTACATATAGTTTTGCGCGGCGTTACGAAGATTGTAGTTCGTAGACGCCAAAATCATCATGGGGTCTTGCTCAGGGTATTCGGTAGTGATTGGCGAAAGAGTCATGGCTTGACCGCCAATCGCACCCGCCGCACCCGCCCAAGCTGCCGCGTTGGCAACCGATACATCTTGGCACATCAGGAATTGCACGTTCAACGCATAGTTAGCGGCAGCAAGTGCCAGCATTTGAGCTTGCGTCACGGCGGGCATATATAGGAACGAACCGAAATTGTTGTTCGCCGCCACGCTGGCATTAAACGCCGCTTCCGGCGCTTCGATTGCCGAACCGTTGGCGACAATCAAGCCGGTCGTGGTGGAGGGTGCCCAGCCGAATGCGGCCAACGGAGTTTGCGCGCCGTCCGTCAAGACAACCGCCGACGCACCCGTGGCACCACCGACAAAATTGAAACGATTGGTCACGGCGTCATAGGTGACGGTTGCGGCGGTAAAGACGGTGCCGGTGCCGGTGCGAATCTTGGTCTGCATCAACGCAGCAACCGCGTTCAGATCGGCAGCACCGGACAAATTCAAGGCGGTCGCCACCAACGGCACACCACCAAGCGATAAGGTAAACCCGCCAGCGGTAACAAGCTGCAAAGTCGCGAGCAACTTCGCGGCAGTGCCGCCGAAAATCATCGGGGCAACAGCAACGTCAACCCAACGCGCGAACTGGATCGCGGACGCCTGTTTGATTTGTTTGGAAACAAAACCAAAGTATTGAACGGCTCGCAGGTATTCTTCGGATGCGGTGCCAAAATATGTCCCAACGGACGCGGCACTTGTAAATTCCGCCATCGTCTGCGGCGGCAAAAGATTGTTATCGGTGAAGAACCGACCGCAGAAAGACCGGTCAACTACACCACCCTGGCCAATGACCCCGCTGGTGATGTTGATGTACTTGGTAAATCGAATCGACATACCCGAACCCCTCTTAGCTGGCGCAACCTACATTATACGGGAATGATTTCCAAGACGGTTTCAACGACAATCGGGACTTCCGTCACGTCAACGTCGGTGAAAGTGAAAACAAGCGTGAAATGGGGGCTTTGAGCGAAAGCGTCGGAATCGTCCTTGAAATAGGATTGAGGCATTCCAACCAACCGTTGAACCCCAACGCCCCCCACCCGAAGCGCATCCAAGCCCGCGACCGATTGCAGGATGCGACCAGCGATCTTACACAAATCCCCAGTAGTATAAGGCAGAAGTGCCGTCGGTGCCGCCGGTTGTTTTACACTGCCCTGTACCTGAATAGTGATTTCATAAATCTGTTTTTCCGTATGGGTCATCTTGGCCGGTGGTGTGATCGTCCAAGAGTCCTTCACAAATGGGCAACCGTAAGGATGGAGGTTGACCTTCCATAGCAAAAGCGCCATGCCGTCGGGTGCGCCCTGAATGCGCGGTTGGTAGCCCTGTTCGACTTGAACGCCAACGATGGCCCGCGCGGCTAAACCGTCGTCCAAAACCTTTTTCAGCAGTGTAAAAAATTGCTGTTCGGTCAAGGTGTTTTCCCTTGGTTCACACACACCGAAGCAGCCCAGCCATCTTGACTTCGCCAATCGGTATTCGCTTCCACAACATATCTAAAACCGTTGAAGTCAAAGGCATCAGGGCATTTATCGCGGCGAACGTCCTTCATTTCCACCGACGAATAAACCATCTTGTAATCTTTGTTCAGGTCCAGCCCAAGCATTTGGTAAAACTGATTCGGCACTTCCTGCACACTGCAATTCACCGTGACCGGCGGTTGATAAACGGGAGTGTTCACCCCATCAGCGCCCGCGACGGTCGCTTGGTTGCGGTAAAGCCGGATCGTCTGAAAGGCGATTAAATTGTGCGCCAAGTTCAGCAAATTTCCGCCGGGGACCAACATTATTGACCCCCTGACGGTTCAACGGTGTTTGTAAGCGTGTTCAGCAAATGCTTGGTATCGGTCAAAGGGTGCGCGACGGTCACGCTGATAACTTTCTTTCCGATGCTGCCCGGCGCGTACCGGCGCAAGCGAGCTTTCACGGTCGCGGGTTTCAGTGGCGGGGTGATCGGGCCGGTAATGTGCTTGCGTATGTCGCCCGCCGCCTTCTGCCCCAACAAATCCATCATGGCGTTGGCCGTCGTCTTCCCGGCGACTACCTGACGGGCAAGACCTTCGCTAAGTGCCGCCCACTTGCCTTGATTGTCGCGGGCGGTGGACCGCATGCCTAGGCGCGGGGGAATGTTGTTTTCCGGCGACCCATGTTCTTGGATCGCGGCGACATAGGCGACCGGCGGGCCGTTATCGGGGTATTTGGCGTTGCTAAACCAGCCCACCCGCCCTTCCACCTTATCCAATTGGGCCAAGGCGGCTTTTAAGGGCGCTGCGGCGGGGCCTGGGACACGCTTGACGGTTGCCATGCCCTTATCACCCAAACCCGCCGCGAAGGCCCCTAAACGACGCCCGCACGGGCGATCCGCCGATATATAGCCCGCCCGCTGCCGCCATGCCCAGCAACGCGAGAAGCTGTTGACCGTAAGGCGATTGCGCGAGCCAGTATTGGAACATGGACCCCTTCTGAATTTCCGGGGATTTGGCCATGACCGAAATTTTATCAACGGTCGCTTGAATAATAACGCCGGTCGGCAAGCCCTTGGCGGCGGCATTATACATGAAGCCCACATGTGCGGTCATCAGATTGCAAGCCAGCACGCGGCTATCGCCGTTGACGACATAACAGGATGAATCGGTATTAGTCACATACTGAGAACCAATCGCGAAGAACCCGCTCAAGGTCGCGTCGGAAAAGCACTGTTGATCGGCGAAGAATGGAAACGCCACCCGAAACGCGGCGGAATCAAACGCAATCGTGGTCATTCGGTCCCCTTAGTGGGGCGCGGCAATCGTTTCCGCTGTCCGGCCCACGTTGATGCCTCGCCCGCCATGATTGTTTTCAAGATTGCGGTAATCGGCTTCGGTCCTGGGGGCGCTGCGGTCTTTTGGCGTCAGATCGGCAATCGCCGCGTCCTTGCTGCCAATGTCCGTAAGCACCGTCATGAATCCGGCTTCCACCATTTCCGCGAACTTCTTGTCTTGGCAAAGCATTTCCCAATCTTTGTCGGAAATCTTCGTCACGACGCCGCGCGGGGTGAACAGATTCTTGTCGGCAAGGTTCGCGCCGCCCTTGATAACGACGCGCTGCAATTCGACTGCGAGCATATTGTCGTCGGTCTGTTCGGCGTAGCGAACGAAAGCAATCGGGGTCGTTGCGGTGCTGGCGATGAACATTAGGCGGTCGCCTTGCTGCGGTCGTCCGCATCCACCAGCGCCTTGGCTTCGGGCGAAAGCGCGGCGTACATCGCGGCGCGTTCGTCGGGCGTCAGGCTGAAATAATCCTCCACTTCCTTCCCGGTCGCCTCGCTGGCGTCCAGGGCCTTCATGCGCGCGGCATAGGCTTTGTCTTTTTCGCCGTCCAGACGAGCGCGCGGATCGGCGGCAAGATTTTCCGGGTGCAGTTCGACCGATTCGGGCGCAACGATCGGAACATACTCTGGCGTCTTGGGCTCGCTGCCGCGTTCGACCGCGGCACCATCATCCTTCAAAAAATGATGGATACCGCGTTCATAGTGCAACACAAAATTGCGATCCGCACCCAAGATCGCGAAATCATTGTCCGACACATCATTGACGCCAGGATGAATCACCACTCGCGAACCCGCCGGAACCTTAGGGTCCAAGTCGCCCAGTTCGGGCGTACCGTCATAGGCCAAAGCGGTCGGTTCATTGGAATGAATGCGCGTCATCGTTCAATCTCCCAAGTGGTTCAGCGTGGCCGGATAACGCGCACGCCGCCCGATTAGTTGCCGTAATACCGCACGACGGCATAAGGGCGTTTCAGAAGAACGCCAGCGGTGGCGTTGGAATAGTCTTCTTCAATGCCCTTCGTCTGTTGCGACGTGCCCACCAACATGAAGCGGGTAGGCACAAGCTGCGCCCAGGTCTTCTTGTCGTCGGTGCTGCGGTCGTCCGGCACGGTTTCAGCGAACATAAATGCCGCGTTCTGGCCGGAAATCGCGGCGGTGAACTGCGGTGCCGACACCACCCGGATATTCGGGTAGGTCTTGTTCAGCCAATCCTGAACGCTAATGCCGAAGTCGGACGTAACGGACAAGAAATCTACAACGCCGGTCGCAAGCGCAAGGGTGATCGGGACTTTCTTCACGTCAATATTGTCGCCCATCTGAACGCGAAGGGCGGAAATCATCAACCGAATATCGGCCACGATGTTCAGGAAGGTCTTGGTTGACCATGTGGTTGTCGCGCCCGCGCCGGTCGCGGGGAACGCCACGGCTGCATTCAAGCCGGGGTCGTTCAATAGGCCGTAGGTGCGACCGTTGCCGCCGTTGTAGCCGTTGAACCCCACATCGTTGCGGAAAATATCCAGCGCGAGCGTCGCCGACTGGCGCTTGGCTTCCGGGCTGTTGATACCGATTTCTGCCGAACGCAGTTCTTCCAGACGACCAACGCGCATGCCTTCTTCGGCACGAACGATGGTGCGGCGTTCATAGCCGTTGTTCCAGCTTGCGTAGGGGACATTGTTCAAGTCCCCATACAGAAGGGCCGTGCCGGTATTTTCGAGCAAGCCCTGAATGATTTCTTCGTCGTGCCAGCGGCCCACGGTGGAAACACCAACCACTTCGTCAATCTTGAGCGCCTGAGTCAAAACATTGACCAAGCCGGGCAGGAAAGATTGAAGGAACTGGACCGGCGCGGCGATGCTGGCGGCGGTGATGGCGACCGGCAAAGCCGAGTCCATGCCCCAGCCCGCGTTCGCCACGTTCTGCATCATGCGGCCAACCATCTGCGGCGTAAAACCGCTGATGCCGATTCGCTCAAGACCGGTAACGCCGGTTTTGTCGGCGCGGACCATAGCGGCAAAATCTTCCGCAAAGGCCGCACCGTCCGAAGCGAACGCAAAGGGACGCATTTCGCGCGGTCCAACGGACCGCAAAACTGAACTGGCTTTCATGTTCTAACTGGCCCCTTGTTTAACCGTTGTTCAAAGACATGACGCCAAGACCGGCGGCAGGAATGTTGTAAAATTCGACCCGCGCGCCCGGCACCTGGGCACGGCCCGTCGGGGCCGTCGTGGTGTAGGTGGTATTCGCGGTCGCGCCTTGGTTGGCAATCACGGACAGATTGTAGGTGCCGTTGCCGCCGGTACCGGTGCCCAGCGAAATGACGGTGGCCGGACCGGCAAGCGTGTTGAATACCGTGCCGATACCGATAGGCGCGGAACCCGCGACAAATCCGGCGACGGTGCCGACATTGGAGGTAATCGCCAGTGTGGCGGCACCAAGCGCACCCAACGCCTGACGCGGCCAAAGAAGGCCGGTCGTGGTGTCGAAATCCACAAAATCGCCGATAAGACCCGCTTGCTGGAACGGCACGAAAATTCCGTTCGTGTTTTTGCAGAACGAGCCCTTGGCGTACTGCGGCAGCGCCAGCGACGGCGCGAGTGTGCCGCCCGCAACAGTGCCCAAATTCACGTATTCCTTGGGATTGCAAAGAATGCCGTAGAAGGGCGTCCCCTCGGCAATCGCACCACCGACGCCGCAATGATTGTCCGTATTCAAGGTCTGCGTAAACACGCGACCGACTTCGTTCAAATTGGTCGTGCCGACCGAATCAATAACGCCGGGTTGGCAACGCCACACGCTACCCTTGAACAGTTCACCGACAACGCCCGCCGACATATTCGCGGCAACAGTCTGTTGAAAAGTCATGGTCGAAAATCCCCTTTAAAGTCGAATGCGTTGCGTTAAGCGGCGGCTTCGGTCTTGCCCGCGATGAAGTCGGCGGCACGGCTGGAAGGTTTCGTACCGGCGTCAAGCGCGAAGGCCGACGCGGGCCGCGCCGCTTCCGGCGTACTGCGGTTGGAAAGATAACCCTTGACGTAGGCCAATTCGGAACCGGCGGGCGCTTTCAGTTCCAGCTTGTCGGCGGCATAAACCGCAACCGCGTTTTCATCCATTTCGGACGCATCAAACGAACCGACGAACGGTGACACCTGCTTGGCCAACGCGTCACGCGCGGCAATCTGCTTTGCCACGTCGGCGAAAGTAATCGGCTTCGCGTCGGTGACGGTGGCCAACTTGGTTTCAACTTCGCCCAACCGGACCAATGCGGCGTCAAGCGCGGTGGTACTGACGGCCACGGTGCCGGTCTTACTGGCTTCGACCGCAGCGGCGTGCGTGGTTTCGGCCTGAACAATCGCCGCGTCCAGCGCGACCAATTCAGCCGGAGCAGTGGTGCCAGCGGGCAACGTCTTGTGCGCGGCGGCGCTTGTCGCCTTCAACGCCTTAATGGCGCTATCGCACGCGGCAAGGGCAGCGGTCGGGGTCTTGGCGTTCATTTTGGGTTTTCCTGTTGCGGGGTCAATGATCGTTGCCGAATCCATAACCGAATCGTCCGGCGGGTCAAGCGGGTCTTGCACCGCAGGCGGCGCGGTGGGGTGCATCGGTGTTGCCGACAAAGTGGCAAGAGCGGTTTGAAGTTCGGCGACCGGCCCAATGACCGACTTCACCATTTCGACCGCAGCCGCAAACTTGGTGTCGGGTACGGCGGGCGGCGCATTCGGATTGACCGGCAGCTTGCTCGTATCACCGGGCGGCGTGTTTGGGTCTACAGGCGCGGGAAGAACTTCGGCGTCCATTTCCGCATTCCAGGCGGCAAGCGCCGCCGGTTCGGCTTTGTCCATGCAAAGGGTGGCGGCAAGCGCGTCCACGGCAACGCCTAACTTGGCGGCTAGGACAATACGGCGTGTCGCCTTCGGCATCGGTTGAACTTCCCTTAAATCTGCCGAGTCAAACGTGAACGTCGCATGGTCAAGAACTGAAACCCCCTTGCCCATTCGTCCGAAGTCCACCGAAGCTAAATGATTGCCCCGAAGCCTTCGTTGAATTGCGTCGTAACGCTTACCCTCAAATTCTCCCGGCGTGAAGTCATACACGCAACGGTAGCCAAGGGAAAGGTCTTTTTTCCCAGCGGCAATCGCATCGTCCAAACTGGGGGACCAAAGACGCAAATTCGCTTTCATGGTCCGGTCGGATTTATCGAAGTAAACCCGTTCTCCCGTTGTGCCATGAACACCCTTCTTTTCCGCAGCCGTAAGGGCTGAATCGCTTTCGGGGTTTCCAAGCATTGTATGGTCGTTGACCCACGGCACCAGCTTGAAACTGTCCAGGGCTTCGGGGTCGGAAAGTTCTTCTGCGGGCCGGTAAACTTTGATGATGCGGTGGGGGTTGGTTTCGTGGCCGGGCGCGCGCGTGGAAGCGGCGGTATAGTCGAACACACCCACGGCGCTGATGGGGTTGGCGTCAATTTCAAAGTACCCATTTACGTCTTTTTTACGCGCGGTCATTTGATCGCTTCACCCTGTTCAAATTCAATCACCGGCACCATCGTACAACCACAGTTGACGGCTTGTCCCGGAATGCCCCGTTCACCCGTCGCTTCATCTATAATCGGTAAGTTGCCAAAAGAAAAGACGCGCCCGTGATAGGACTGATGAAGCGGACGCGGGTGAAGACCGCCACCGGAATGTAACCACTCGAATTTCCCAACGCCGTGTTTTTTCATCCGCTCTTTGTTCAGATTATTGTAAGCTTTGCGCGTTTGATCCAACGCGATGTTTTTCGCGCGTCGGCCTTCTTCACCGTACTGCTTGACGAAAAATTCTTGCAGGTCTTGAAGACCGTTACCGCCGGTCAATGACCGATATACCGCGCCTTCAACTTTGGTGAAGTATTGCGAAGGAATGGATTTGATAAGCGATACGTTATTGGCAACCGCCAATTTCATCGCCTCCAAAATATCTGGCGAAAGCGTTTTGACATTTAACGTCAGACCGCCGGACAATTCTTTCAGGCTATTGTATGTCGCGGTCGCACTGGCGGCATTTACTTGGTTCACCATACGGTCGGCAACGGGCTTCGATTGATCGCTAAATAGCTGTTCAAATTGCGCCCGCAACTTTGCCGCCAGCAATCGCGCCTGGGAGGCTGGGCTAATATCCATCGCGACGGCTTCAACGTCGTGCCGGGTCGAAACAAATTCCACAACATCGGGGTGCCTGAAAAGCTTCTCAAACTCGCGTTGTGTCGTCAGGCACATAGTCGCGGTTAAATGCTCAAGCTCGCGCTGATAACGCTCCATCACTCCAGCCGGGTAGCGCAACGGATTTCCCCGCATCACCCCGCCATGCTTCTGCCAACGCAAATAATCGGCCCGGCCACGACTGAGAATGCGACGGGCCATCAGTTCACCGCGTAGTCGTTAGGAAATTCAGGAAGCGGCACCGTTTGGCCCGCCAGCGGGTGCGTGCAATCGCCCAAGAACAAAATTTGTCCGTTGGTGACGAAGGAATGACAGACGGTGCATTTCATTTCGGTAAATTCGTCTTTGTCCTTCCAAGTACACCAACAATCCGTTCCGGCTTCATGCCCCGGCACGAAATGCCCGGATCGCACCAACACGGACGGCGTGAAGGTCGGGGATTCCGGGTTGCCGTTGTACCCCCAACGCGATCCGGCACCCGCGCCGGTATAGATCACATGCGCGCTATTGCAGCCGGGGCAGTAGAAGGCAATTCCCCCGTCTTCAACGCTTCTGAGGGTTGCCGATAGCCGGGCCATCAGTTCGGCTTTGCAGCGACCGGCGGCGGGCTGTCAGGCTTCTTTGCGAACGGGTTGGCGTGCGCCGGGACTGCTGCGCTTCCCGGCTTCACGGGCGGCGTCGCGCCATTGCCCGGCCCGGCACCGGCTTTCTGCCCAGGCGGGGGCGGGTGCGAAACCTGAGTGCCGTCCGGTGCGGTGATAACCGTCGGTTCGGTTTCTGGCACACCCGCTTCAATGTTGAAATAAGAGCTTTGCGGGTCTTTCCGCAGCCGGTCGCGAACGTCGGTGCCGTCAATCGCGCCGGTATCCACCAACGATTTGTCGCGGTCGGCGTCGGCTTTTTCACGGTCCGATTTTTCCTTACCGGTTTCGGGATCGCATTCGGCCCATTCGATAATCAATTCAAACGGCGCGTTCAACTTGAACATCGGCATGACGTTTGAACGCATGATACAAATATGGTGGCGCTCCACAATCGGGGTGAAGTCGTGTTCTTGCAAGCTTTCCAACATTTCGCGGTATGACGATTCTTCATAGTCGCCGGTCGCATTGAAGCCCTTGGGCTGAGTGCCCATCATTTTCGTTCCGGGGACTTCCACAATCGAACAAGCAAGCTGCCATTGGGTCATTATCAGCGCGTCAAAGTCCGTCAACGTCGTATCGGTTTGGGCAATCGCTTCTTCATTGCCCAACATATAAATTCCGTGATTGTCGCGAAGCTGGGTAAAAGCTTTGATGCGGTCGTTGAAAATCTTCGGATTGGCCATAGCGGCAACCATGTCCACGCCAGTAACCGAAGTCATGCGTTTGGTCATCGCCAGCACGGGCGCTTCGTCGGTCGTGCGCGTGGCCGCGTACACCCGTTCAAACACCATCTGCGGAAGCGGAATGCCGCCGTAGTTGTATGTTGGCTTCAACACGTCCGGCACTTCCGGCCCGGTCAATACGATCAAATGCGTCCGGTGATACCGTTGACCGTTGATCCGCCAATAGGTCGGTTCGTAAAAATGTTGTGATGCGGGATTGGCCGATGCGTCAAAATTCAGTTCGGGCGTGATCCAATAAGGATCAACCTGGGTCATTCCCTTATAGCTGCCCGGTGTGATCCCGTCAGGATTGAAGGGCTTCACATAGTAATCGGGGTCTAAGCTGTTCACCTGAAACAGCACGATTCGGATACCAAAGCACCGCATCATGCGGACGCCTTCGATCAAATTCTTTTTCAGCTTGAACTTTTTGTCCAGCTTGGCGATTACTTTCGCCATTTTCGGATCAAGTGTTTCGCCGTCGCCGCGTTTGATTTCAAAACCGTTCCGGGCCGCATCGCGCGCGGGCATCGTACAAGCTTTGTTGATAAACCAATTTTGCAGCAACATGGCACAAAGCTGGTAACCGATGAACGATTGCTTGGCGTACCATTCCATTTGCGCGAACGGCAGACCATCCCAGCCGCCTAGGCCGTAACTCTTGGTAATCGCGCCGCCGCTATCGCAAATATCGTCCATCGCAACCGTTATCGCGCCGTCTTGACCGATAGCCTCCCGCGCGAACTGAGTCGGGGCTTTCGCTTGGACCACGACGCCTTCAATTTTCTTAAGCGTTTCGTTCCAAGTCGCGTCGGCAATCACGGGCGGTCCGGCCTGAGTCGTATCGAAAAACCCGCGCGTTTTCGCTGGCACGGTTTTAACCGGTTCGGGAATATCCAACCAACGGCGCAAAAGATTTTTCAGCATTATACACACCCCGGAACAGGACCGCACCAACCGACCGGCACACACGCGATATAAGACCATGCTTCTAGGTCTTCACCGAAAGTCGATAAAGCGTCTGCACGACAAATATAAACGATAGGCGTAACGATCCCCGATGGCAGGGAAATAAATTTCTGTTGGGTCTTAGCGCCGGTCAAACTGGGCGGGGTAAGAATACGGTTCGCAGGTGTATTGTCGCCTTGGCCGCTTGCAATCACACACGACCAACCCACCAACGACGCCACGGTATCGCCCGGCGCTAACGCATCGGTGTAATTCAATTCGAGAATACGACTACCCCCGAAATTGACCGGCGACCAATCCCCTATCGCTTTAGGCACACCCACACCCCGCACTTAAGGACCGAATTATTTCAGGCACAAACAGCGACCGCACAATGGCCGGAACCATCAGGCTATCACACTTTGAAGGGGTAAGCACCGCAGCCGTGGCCGTCAAGGTATCCACGGCATTCGCTGCTTCCAAAATGGCCGCATTCGCCAGCAATTGCGAAATATAAGCATCGGTCGCGGTCGCATTTTCCGCAATGGCCGCAACGCCGATTAGCTTTGCCGACACCGTATCGGTTATCGGCGCACTTTCGGTCACGCTTCCAGGCAAAATTCCCGTGCTGCCCTGTGTGCTGGCCGCGCTTGCGGCTTCCGCGATGTTCACCGGCATCACCACCACCGCCGACACCACGTCTACCGCATTCATCACTTCGACAATCGCGGCGACCCCGACAGGCGGCGCGTCTTCGCTATCCTGGGCGTTTGCCGCTTCGGTGATGGTGTTGGGCAGCGTGGCGACGTTGGATACGGTGTCGGCAGCGCCCGCTGCTTCCCCGACCGTGCTAGGCAATGCGCCAGTGCTGCTTTGCGTGTTGGCCGCGCTTGCGGCTTCCGCGATGCTACTGGGGAAGATCATTTTTGATGTGACGGTATCGGCAGCCGAACCGTTTTCATTCACCGCCGAAGGAAATGTACCAATGTTGGAAAGGGTATCACCCGCGCTTGCGCTTTCAGAAATCGAAACAGAATAAATTGTTCCGCCAGAATTGGAGTCGTTTACAACAACGCCCGCCGCATTTGGTTGAAGGCTTTTTGTTTCCTGATAAGAAAACGCGCGAAGTCCACCGCCCACGACATATTGTTTAGCGGTCATGTAAGCGTAACTTTCGGGTCAATCCAGATTGTTTTGCTTACCTTCGCCACCTTCACCACAAAACGGATAATTCCATTCATAGCCGGTGTGAATGTGACCTGCATTTTTTGCGTTACTGGCGTGGTGATCCCTGTCGTAGTCCATGCGGCTGTTGAAGTCGCGATGTTCGATCCCGCCGCAAGAATGTCGGCAGGGCCGCTGGAAGCTAAGATACACAAAGGAACGGATGCACCATTGATGTATTGCGCTTCTAACCATATTTCGATGTTTTGAAGGGTCGTGCCGTCGTTAACGATTTCCACTGTCGCCGTCATGGACGAATTGCTGAATGAACCGGAAATTACATTCAGTTCGGCAAGCTCAAAGGTTTCAAAATACCCGAAGTACGGTTCTGGGTTGGCGTTGGTAACGACCTTCCATGAATAGGGGGTTGTTCCATCTGTCGCGCCACCGGTGGCGACAATGGTTGTTTCGGTAGTGAGTGTGCCCTCATAGGTGTACCGCTCGCAGCGTGAGGCATTTGTTGTACTGTCACTCGAAATTAAATCTATTCTAGCGTTGTGCATCGCCGTTGGCGCGGAAGACATGACGCCGACACTCGTGCCAAGCTTCCAGTTTAGCAGTTGCGCGTTTACAGCGGGGGCAAACCCAGCACACAGGTTTTTCCCACTGCCCATAATGCTGGCATCAAAGCCTTCCATTATAAAATAAGTAGGAAGTTGCGAACCCCCAGCTCCAAATAACGTTGTCGGTACCGAACCCGTCAAAGAACCACCGCGAGAATGAAAATTGCCACCGGTGAAAGAAAAGCTGTTGCTGGTGGCGCTGTTGTTCCATGTCGGATTTATTAATTCTATTGCGCCACCGGCTGAATTTGCTATCCCGAATTTTGTGACACCGCTACCAGACGTGTTTGCATTTTGGAAAGTCCAATTCTCGAAGCACCCATAAATAGGACTGATCGCATTGTTTGCGACTGTTGAACCGCTGCCTGATTTTGAAGTCACACCATAGCCGTAAACGACGCCAGTACCGTTACCGAAAACGTAAGCAAACGCACCCGCGCCATCGACCGCGCCGGTTCTAAGATCGGCAGTCAGCGGCGGGTTGTTTCCAGTCGTATGATCGAAGCATATTATTTTTGACGGCGAAGCCGAAGTGCCCAAAGGTAAAACAGTATAATTCGCGCCCGCGATATAGCTATGATTGTCCGCAACCCATGACGTATCGCCCGCGCCAGCCCATCCCGCGACAAGGGAATTTTGGATACGCGAATGCGGCGCGGTCAGCGCCAGCGCAGCCTTCCCGGTAACCTCTTTCCAATCTGTGATTGTGCCATCGGTCGGTGATGTGCTGCCCGCCGTCAAAACCCACGCCGGTTCCGCTGCGCCGGTAGTTCCGCCCGTTGCCGTTTGAAAGCAGCGAGCATTTGCATCTGTAGGCACAGCCAATTGACGAACGATGGAGTTCGCGGCAAGAACGGCAAGCGCGGCCCATTGCCCGACGGCGGCATATCCAACCGAGGAAACATATTGGTCCGCCATTTATTGCCCCGCCGCTGCGCGAATAGATGCTGCCAGGGCAGCTTGCGGAGCCAAAACGTTCGTCTTGAGCGTCGCAGCTTGACCTGTTGTGATTCCGAATGCCGCCGACAGTACGGCATTACTCAGGCTGTTGAGATATTCCCCAATAAAAGCGGCTTGACGATCCGTCGCAATCCGATAAGCAGACCGAATCTCCGCAGAGTTGGCCGCGATTGTCGAATATATAAACGACGGTGAAGCGTTAATACCGTTGGTCTGCACATCGGCGATATTGCTCCCGATTTCCCACGCCGCCAAAGATGCGAGCAACGCAGACCCGGCTGCCGTCGCGTGGGCACTCACGTTGTCATTTGCGTTAAGCAAAACCGCAAAAATTTCTACGCGCCCGTTAGAAAGCGTAATGGTTTCAACGACCGCTTGCCTACCGTCCTTTTGCGCGAACACCGTCGCGACGGTGTTTTGGACGGTAACAGCCATCAGCCCGCATCCTTACAGCGAAACCGAATAGGAAACTTGAACGGTATCGCCATTCTGCACCGCGCGGTCGCCGCCCGTGAATAGTCCCGCGCTGAACAATGTCCCTGACGTATTGTCGATTGTGGACACCGCACCCGACCCATAAGTGAGAAACGCACCTTTGATCGTGCCGCTGCCAGTAATCGCATAGGACAGGGCAGCCGACAAAGCCTTGGCACCGGCACTTGCAGCGTTCCAGGCGGCGGTTTTGCGCGGGGTGGTATAGGTCGGCGCGTTCGTCACGCCCGCTTCCGTCCAGCCCGCATGCGATGACATGGTGTCGGCGGCGCTAATGGCCGAATAGGATACCGACGAAATCAGGCCCATGAAAGGCCCGGTAACGGTATAGGCAGACCCGGCCAAGGCCGTATCCAGCATCAAATTCTTACCGACCGTGACGACAGTATTTGCGAAAGTATCGCGCCAACGAACCGAACCGTCCGCGCGGTAGCATACCGCTTCGTAGACGCCTTCGATTTCGCAATCGTCGCCGAAATTCGCGTGGGCAACCGCTACCGCTGCCGCGACTTCACGGGCCGTCAGATTTTCGCCAATCCGCATTTAGTCTTCCCCTTCGTCATGCCATTCGTGGCCGGTGACGGCCAGAAAATCCAGCTTGGCCTGTTTGCGTTCGCGCGCATCCTTGGCGTTCGACACCGCGTCATATACCGTTTGGAATAGCTTGGCGTCGCCTTCATGGACAATCACAACGCCCGGCGGGTGAATGTTGGTTTCGGTGTGGGCTTCGCCGCGTTCGTCAAGGACGGCCTGGGCGGCGCGGAAACGGTCGCCTTTGGTCATTCCCGAAGCGTCACGGATTTTCAGGGCAGCGGCATGGGCAACAGTGGCAGCTTCAACCCGGTCGGGATCGCCCGTCAACAGCGCATTGGCCAGTGCGTGCTTGGTGTTTTCGTAGTCGTGGGTGTGCTGTTCAAGAACAGCCAATGCGGTTTCGGCTTCGGTTTTTTCGCCCATCGCTAACGGCCCCTAAAACTATGATTTCCGCACCGTTAGCACGGGCGGGCGGGCGGGTCTAGGGCTTTAGGTGGCGCTTACGAAACCAATCGGCTTTAAATCCAGTGATAAATTCGACCGCTTCTATAGCAGCATCCATGTGCGCGCGGGTAAGCTTTTGTCCTTCACGCTCCATTGCACACGCCATTAGAACGGCGGTTTTATTGTCGGTCGAAGCAAAGGCGGCGGATACTTCAAAATCACCCGCCGGTCCCTCAGCACCAAATTTTTCCATAGTGGGACCGACGCGCACAATACCGGACAAAATTTGTACATGGGCTTTCATGTGCGCGTGAAAAAATAATAAAAAACGGCGACAAAGACAATCCAAGGAAGTACTAACAAAATCAGACCATGTTTGGCCCGTCGTGCCGAATGCCTCAGATTTTCCTTGCCGCCGTTTTTCATAACGATCTTCTTCTTAATGGATGAAACGGCTATTTCTTCTTGAACAACCCATGATGTTCGGCAGGGGCGCTGGGATCGGTTTCGATCCGGCGGAACGTCACGTCCACCGCGCCAGGTATACCTTCGACCGGTGTTTCGGAATGAGGCGTGACCGTGTAGTGACCGCCTTCAACCTGAGCATCCAAATGGGCAATGTTCATGCGATGGTGCGAAGCATTCTTGGCGTCAAAGATGGAGGGAATAGTTTTCTTCTTCGTCATTGTTGGTCCTTTAGGGTTAATTACAACGGCGCGACCATAACCGCGACCACCAGCTAATGCCAGTGCCGGGAAGCCCTACAGATGAAGAAATTTTATCGGAACTGACGGTAAGGTTCGCCCCGGTCACGCCTAACGACGCAGACAGGCCGCGCTTACTGACGTTGACGTGTACCCCAGGAAAAATTCGGATGCGGCGGCGAAATCTAAGCGCCATGACGAAGCGGCCTTGTTTTGAGCCACCAACCATCCGCCAAGGCCCGCAAGTCTTCAAGCGGTAAATGCGACGCGGTAGAATAGCGGGCGGCAGTGGATGACCCACGGTTATACCCGCGCGTTTGGCGTTCAATGTGTGTCGGTTGAAAACATGGCGGGCGTCCGCACAAATGGCCACCGTCGTCAGTCCCTAGCAACGTGCCGGTGTGCTGTTCGTGCGATTCGCGGTGCAGATAAGTTTGACCGCCTTTGCGCCCGTCCTTCTGCACCACCGGATAACCGTCGCGCGTACAAGCGCCCAGCCAAATCCAACATGGGTCGTCTAGGCCGTGCGGCTGTTCACGCACTTCAATTTTCGGATACCAGCGTGGTTTTACCCAGGCGGGGAAGGTCATTCCGCCATCAACCCTGTCAAGTTCACGCAATCGCCGCCTATAACTGACTGAACGCGAACCAAATCTTTGGCGATTTTTAAATTCCCGAAGCCGTCGCGGATTTCGTAACCCACATCGGACGTTTGAACATGATCGATCGGCACGAGCAGCGAGCAGTTAGGACCGCAAATATCGTTCTTCACGACTTCCACACCGTCAAGGATCAAATGGGCGGTGAAACGAAATTGGCTTTGGGCCGCGCTAGCAAAACCACAACCACCTAAAGCCTGAGAAAATTGTCGGTTTAGCCATACCCGCGCGAAGTACTGATAAATCCACTTCACCGGGAAAAGCATCCCAATACGATCAACAACGCCAAGGCAGCCCAAACCAATGTCATGTACTGCCCCTTCGTTAAACCCTTTGGGCGTTGATTTTGTCACTACCGGGAGGGCCTTAACTCCATCAACGCCCGTCAGGGCCATCCCGTCCACCGGGACCAAAAAACCCAGCTTGCGCTAGGAACGGACTTGAACCGTATTTCTGACCGCATGTCGGCCAACCAGGGGGAGTCGAACCCCACCACTTCTGTCTAAAACCCTTTGGGCGGCGAATCCGTGCCGAACACGAAACGCCCGCCGCCCGTCGGGGGCTTGTCATCATTGGATTGACCCTAGCCGGTGTCAGGCTGAGTGCCTAAGCACGATCCAAGATGCTTCCAATAATCGACGCTTACCAGCTATTGAACAGGGCCGTCAATAGTCATTCCATGAAGAAACGAGGCGATTGACTGTTTGGGGCGTTGCGCCGTTGACTTCCTTGCAGCGGTAATAGCGCGTTCGGGCACGCACGTTCAGGTCCACACCCACATTCGCCACAATGGCGACCGTAGCCGCCCCTAGCCATGTCACGGCGTCGGTGCTGTTTTCAATGCTGCCCGTGCCGGATTGATCGGCATTGAATTGGCATCCAAAGAACGTCCAGTTGGTCGCTCCCGGTCCCAAGTCGCGCGTCGCACCGGTAAACGTGGCCGCGCCGGTCAATGGCGTCGCCGTGTCGGTAAACCACAAAACGCCAGCCTTGGCCGGTTCGGAAGACCAAACGAACGCGAAGGCGACGAACAGCAGGAACAGCACTAGCCCCAATCGTTGCGGCCATGAAAGCGGCTCGCTATCGAAAGCATGATCCCAATCATAGTCGTAATCGCGATCTTCGCGGCGTCCAAACAATCCGTACATAGCGCGGTCCCCTTCGGTTGGTCACCGGGACGCTACCACCAGCCCGCTAACCAAACCAGCCCCGTTTTCGACTGACGTTTTCCACGGCGTACCGCGCCGAATCAATCGTGTGGTTTTTCTTGTCTTCCAATTTAGGCAGCACGCGCGGCGGCTCGCATGTATCGTCCACCTTGAAACTGTACGTCCGAACTTCATCGGCAACGTGCGGGCAATAAATTGCGTGAATGACAATATCGTAGCCTTTAAGAAAATTCACGCCTTCTTCAACGCTGCCCGGCCCCTTGCGCGCGCCGGTAATTTGAAAACCCCGCCGCGATAGGTAGCTGATGGTTTCGGGACGCGCGCTATCGGCGATGATCGGCCACGACAACGCCCCCGGCACGCCTATGTCGCCATAAGGGTTCGGCCAATAGCGCGGGTCATCTTTGCCGTGCGGGCAATCGCCAGCAAACAGCGCGGGCGTGTGGTCCACGTCGCATCCAATACGCCATGCTTCGCGGTCAATGAACAGCACGCGGCCCGTATCGTCGGCGACCGCGCGCATGACTTCCGTTCCGTCGGCGTTGAAAATCCCAGTGCTTTCCCAGCGGCCAATGAACATTCGGCATAGAACGGATGGGTCTTGGGCAAAGCCGAAGTCCGCGCCCATGCGAAAATTGGCGTTCGCGGGCGTGTCAAACTCCACGACCTTGTAGTTTTTGAATACGCGTTTTTCGCTATACGTCAGATAGCCGCCGCGCCATGTGTGCAAGTATTTTTCTGGATCACGGCGCTTGTCGTACTCCATTTCGGCGCGAAGATCGTCGGGGAAAAACGGATTGTCTAAGTAGTTCACTTGGACCGCGACGCCGCCGCCTGGGAGCATCGCAGGGTCTTCGCTTCGGAACAGATGGTCAATCGGGTCGGTTTTTTCTTCGGGGTTCCACGACGCCCACAACTGCGGAGGCTTGCGCCCCGGCGTGGTACGGACGGTCGGGCGCAATAGCGCGAGTGACCGCGATGAAAGCGCGTTGGCTTCTTCAACCCAATACCGGTCGTAGCCTTCAAGCGACTTCACCGATTGCGCGTTATGGTCCTGCATACCGTTGAAGATGATATGACCGCCCATGCGCGATTTAATTTCAGCTTCTTGCACCTGAAAATAGTTGCCAAGGCCCAACGCTTTTATTTTGTCTTCCAGTAGTTGCTTGCTGGATCGCTTCAACGATTTTTGAATTTCGCGGATGCAGACGCCGCGCAAGCCCGGCTCGTACACCATGTCTTCGACAAGACGTTCAGCAAAGAAATGCGACTTGCCGCTGCCGCGCCCGCCATACGCGCCGTAGTAGCGCGCGGTGGTGTTCATCAGCAGCGGTGCATATGCCGGTGGGGTTTCAATCCGAAGCGTCGCCACTATTTTTTCGTGGGCGCTTGCATGATTACGCGTTCGATTCGCGTGACGACAAATTCTTGCCCTTCATCATCACCCGCCAATTTTATTGGGAACAAGCGCGCGATCAACGGCAAGAACAATTCGGGCCGCGTCGCCGCCATGATTGTAAAATACATTCTGCCGCCGTCGCCGCCCGACACGTCGTCCAGCGCACCCGTCACCGCCTCACGAAGCTGCCGCGTGCTGATGTTGCCCGCCGCCGACGGTCGCCCGCCGGGGTTGCCGGATCGCCCAGGCTTCCAACGCCCGTCGCTATCGCGTTCGTGTTCATGGCCGGTCGCCGGGTCAATGACTGTGATGCTTGACATTCCTGTTCGCCTGTAAATGACGAACCGTACCGGCCACGCTGATAAAGTCAACCATGCTGATATGATGTGCAATGTTTTGGCGGGAACTTATTCATCCCAATTCATCCCAACATACTGTCCAATTCCTTATCTCTTTATTATTATTATATAATTTAGAATAATGGGATGTATGGTCTGTATAAATGCACATTTGCAAACGTAGCTATGTGATTATGTATTAGTATGATGTGTAATTATCATATCATTCATACTTCGTCATAATCACCCTAGGGAGCAATTTTTTTTCGTGTTGTTTTCGCCAACCCTTAGTTAAGTCTTTGCACTGAAATAGTTTTTAGCCGCCGGATGATGAAATCATATCATTTGCATTTGTCATATTCTTACCGCATGGTGCCGTCTTTGGAGGGTTCAAACGATGCACACGCTAATTTCACGGGCCGACGCAGCGGCCAATCACCAACAGCGGTATTTTACCGGAAAGTCCTGCAAGCGCGGTCATGTCGCACAACGCTTCACTGTGAGCGGTAATTGCGCGACGTGCGCCGCTGAATTTCAGGGAAAATTTAGATCGGGGACGCGAGCCGTTGAAGCCCATCGCCGGGCGGTTGGCTTGGTGCTGATGAACACATGGGCGCACCCCGACGACTGGCCGGTTGTTGAAGCTTTGGCCGACGCCATGCGTGAAGATCGCGAACGGGCCTACAGTGCCAGCGTGACGGCTGGTATGATCGCCAGCACTCGGGCGGCTATCGTTGGCCGTCCACCAACACCCGAAGAACAGGCTACGCGCGACCGCGCCGACAATATCACTTTGAATGATCTTCCCAGGACGGTGCGGCTATGACGACCGAAGAACAAAATTGGATCGTGCGGTTCGCCGTCAGTGGGTCGGGCTTTGTGCGGCGCTGCGGCCCGCGTGCGTCGGCTTTATTGGAACGGGAGGGGCTGCTAGAACTTGGCGCGATCACCCCCAAGGGCGCGGCCATGATCGCGGAAATGAATAAAGTATTGGGGGACTTCAAACCTAGAGTGT